AACCCGCTGGAGCATACCGCCATCAAATATATTGCACGTCGTAAACCGGAAAGCCGCATTCAGGATCTGGAAAAGGCTATCCACACTATCCAGCTGTTAATTGAATGGGAAAAAGAAAATGTCAAAGACTAAATACTTTGATTTACCGGAAGGGGTAACACCTGCTGATATCGCTGCCGCTGCCGACTTACCCCTCGTAGACCGCCGGGCGGAGCGAGCGGCGGCGCTCACGGAGTTGACAGGATTATCCGGGCCTCGTGAGTCGGCAAACTACGGTGATGGACTGGTGCCGTTCACAGGGAACGCTACGCAGTTTTTCAGGAAACTGATTGCGGCATACCCGACCCGAAGGACAACGGAGCCGTACCGCACGCCGGACGGGGTTACCACTCAGGTGATGACGGACACGTCCAACGGAAGGAATACCGTGGTGGCGATGTGGCAACGGGCTAAAGGTTACGCCGAAGGCGTCTATTTTTTAAGAGAAAAGGATATGTGGAATGCCAAAGACTAACGTCACCGTGCTAAAGCTGCACGACGAGTACGAAGCTGATCGTTTCCTGTCTGGGATTCAGGCAAAACTGGAAGCGTGCCAGTATACGCCGTGCGCTGCCGGGAATGAACACGCCACAGGATTCATTGAGCCGGATATAGAAAAGCCGGACGTGTTCACCCGCGTGCATAACGACATCATCTACGCCCGCATCATGGTGGAAACACGCAAGGTGCCCGATAAGGTTGCCAATGCCATGGCCGCTAAACGCATCGCTAAGATTGAGCTTGACGGGCGGAAGGTCAGCGTTGACCAGCAGTTGCAGATCATGGCGCAGGTCAAAGCCGAACTGTGGGAAAACATCAGCCCGGAATACACCCAGTACTGGGTGGCAATCGACGCGGCCAATCGCCTGACATACTACTTTGCGCCGGGCGCTAAGTCAGAAGACATCAGCGGGCTGTTGCGCAAGGCGTTCGAATCATGGCCGGTAGAAACGCCATGGGACGCAATCGGTCTGAATGAAGCCGTGGGCAAGTATATCAACGGCGTAGATATCGGCTTTTACATTGACCTGATCGACACGCTGGATATTGGGCGCGGCAAGAAGACAGCCAAGTTCCGGGGGTGTGAAGACCTGCGGTCAGTCGCCATCCAGAAAAGCTGGGTAGACATGCCGCAGATGCAGAAGGTCGGCATCTTCTTCCCGGATCTGGAGCTGGACGCCGACGTAACGTTACATGGTCACTTCCAGTTCGAACGTGAGTTTAAAGAAGACGACGAAGAACTGTATGACTCACACGGGGCTTTTGCTGACGTCATTCTCGGTCAGGACACCACGTCTAAGATGTTCGGCCTAATCCGCCGTATCGCGGCCAAGCACGTCCCAGCCGGGACAACTAAGAAGGTGACACGCTGATGCAAACTATCGACCAGATCATTGACGGTATCCTCAAAGCCGAAGGGGGCTACGTCAACAATCCGAATGACAACGGTGGACCGACCAACTTCGGGATAACCGCAGCCACATACGCGGCGAACGGATTCCGGGATAACGTGCGGGATATGACCGAAATACAGGCGTATGAAATTTACCGTAAACAGTACGTTATCGCGCCGGGCTTCGATAAGGTCATCACGTACTCATCGCCTATCGCGGCGGAGCTGGTGGATACCGGCGTGAATATGGGCACCGGCACGGCGGGTAAATTCCTCCAGCGTTCACTCAACGCGCTGACCGGAGCAGGGCTTGTGGTGGACGGCAAGGTCGGCCCCACGACACTGAACGTATTAAAAAGTTTCCTCAATGCGCGCAATGGCACCGGGGAACAGGTGTTACTTAAAGCGCTGAATTCACTGCAATGCGCCCGCTACATTGAGTTGGTGGAGCAGAATGCAAAACAACGATCCTTTATATATGGCTGGATTGCGAACCGGGTGGTGATATAATGCGCTTCTGGGATTACGTAGTTTTAGCGGTAGTCCTCCTCATCGTGTGGATTCTACTCAGATAAAGGAACATAGCATGGTAGCGAAAAAGCACATCGGAAGTGCCGTTGTAGTCACGTTGGGTACGGTAGGTGCCATGTTCCAATTCTTCCCGGACGCCGTACTGGGGGCATGGCACATGATGCCTGACGATTTAAAAGCCTCACTGCCGCCTATCGCCGTGAAGTGGATCAGCTACGCGCTGTTCTTCCTGAGCGTTGTCGGGCGACTGTGGCCTCGTAAGGTACAGACCGATGGTAAAAGTGATAGTGGATCAGGTGGCGCGGGACATGATTAAATTCCTGTGCATGTTGGCAGCGATAGCCTTTTTCTGTGGCGTCGCGGTAGCAGTGGGCTTTACCGTGGCGGTGTGCTATGCGTAGCGCTATCCTTCAGATTATGGCTGGCGCTGCGATATACTCCGTCGTTTTCTTCGTGACAATGGTGGTACTCAATGCTATCGACAATTTATAAATGGCTGGCGATTGCCGCCGCCGCCGCAGTAGGCATCTTCGGTATCTGGGCAGCTGGCCGCTCCAATGGCAAAGCGACGGAAACGGTAGAGGCCACCAAGGAACAGATGACCGAGGTAGCACAGGACGCTGCCGCATCCGTGGACGCCCAGCAAAAGGCGACTACAATACAGGTGTCAACCATTAAGGTGGCTAATGATGTTGCTACGAAAGTTAATGCTGGTGCTCCCGGTGCTGCTGCTGATGAGCTGCGGAACAAATGGAGTCGGGATAAGTAAACCGCCTGTCGTGAAGGTCATAGACACGGCGTGCAGCTGGACGAATTATATCTACATCAGCAAAGACGACGTGTTGACCGACGGGACTGCCCGGCAGATCCTAGCCTATAACGAAACCCGACAGGAGAATTGTGATGGGAAAGGGACTGGGGCTGACCCGGCGAACGGGGGATAGCGTGTACATCGGTGAGGACATCGTGGTGACGGTGGACTCAGTGAGCGGGGGTGAGGTGAAGCTGACAATCAAAGCGCCCCCGGATGTGGCTATCAATCGTGACGCGGCATACGTTGGCTTGAAAATCGCAGCCAGCAGGAAGAAAACTAAAGGGGCTTAGTGCCCCTTTTTTAATTGCTCAATTTCCAGTTTCAGGTACTGGATTTCTTTCAGCGCAGCGGCCAAGTCGGAAGCCAGCTGAATGAGGCGCTCATTGTCCAGACGTTCGTCCTTCTCTTTCTTGCGCTCATGGTATTGGTTCAGTGCGTGACGCACGAGGTTATACAGACACGCCAGTGCCAGCAGCGTGATAGACGGGTTGCCACCTTTGAATAACTCCGAAATCTCAAGCATGAGCCAAGTCCCACCATGTAGCCGCAGCACACAACCAGTAAATCGCGATTGTGATAGGCGAGTGGCTGAAATGATAGACCGTGGTGGCGAGGTACATCCAGAAAACCGCCGAGCCAAACGCAACGATCCAGTGAAGTGTGGTGTTGATAAAAAGCTTGGGACTGCGGGAGATTACGATTTGTGCCGAGCCTAACCCGAATGCAGCGACAATCCATACTTGCGTCGGTGCCATCGTGGCAAGCTGTTCGGCCAGTGGCTGTTTAAATAGAATCATCATGACCGCCCATACAATGGCAATCATGCCTACGACATTCTCAATCCGTGTGAGTCGTAACATCGTTTTATCGTCCGTAAGCATTAGATACCCTCATGTTATCAGGCGCGCAATGATTGGTCAAAAGCTGACGTAATAATGGCCGCTGTCCCTGCTGTTCTGCGCACCGCGAAAAACCATCCTATCGGTAGCATAGCAGCCAGCTGCCCCCTGTCTATTGAGGCTAGTCCTATTGTGAGCGCGATACCGGTCAGGCCGGAGCGCCACGTAGCGATGGCAAACCCTGACCCCGTGGCTACCGCAGCCGTCGGCCCTATCCATAATTCCATGGTGTCGGTCTGCGCGCTCGCGACGGTGACGGTGTAAGTGGCCTCGACCATGACCGAGATAAATGCGGGCTTGGTGGTAGATGTGGCTTGATATGCGGTAGCCAGCGCGAGTGAGCGTGCGGTAGGGGCTTGCGGGTTGATTGCCCGGGCGTCGGTGTACGTGTTGGCTGCGGCCAGTGTCGCAGTGTCACCGTTTGCCCGGGCTGTCGCTTCGGCGGTATCGGCAGCGCCCCGTGTCGCCGCCTCTGCGTTCACCAGCGACGTGGCGTTTGCGTTGGCTGACGATAGGGTTGACGCGTCCCCCGCAATGCGTGCGGCAATCTCTGCGTTGAGGTCGGCAGCAGATGCGCTCCCGGTTCCGTTGCGCAGGTTGATACTGGATTGGAATTTGGTGCTCATCAGCTCACCCCCAACACGGTCAGGCGCATCTGGATATCCGCCGTCGCCATAATGTGGACAGAAGTTTGCCGGGATATTAGCCCGTAGATGTCCCGGATAAATGCGAGGTCGCCAGTCGTTGCCGGGATTTCCACAGGGTCGCCCAGACCAAACCAGTTATCTGATCCGGTAGCGGCAGTGGTCAGCGTAGGGAATATATTCACGGTAGTGCCAGCGTGCGCGGGCGTCACGGATGGGAATAGAAATTCAAATTCGAAATCTTCATACGCGGCCACAAGGGTCGGGGGCACGACAATGATCTGCGGAGAACCGGCAGGGATTGTGACAAAGGTGTTTGCATCGGGGTACGAAAATATAGTGAAAGCCATGACACACCATCCATTGATGTAGAGCGATCCATTCGCACATATAGGCTATCTCATAAAAACGCCCCGGTAAAGGGGCGCTCCTGTTACTTTTTGAGTTCTCGCCAATATTTGTCATTGACAGTCTTGGCAATCTCATTTTTCTTCACGGTAATGGCGTCCAGCTGCGTGCGTTTTTCCTCCGCCGTTAACGTCGAGTCAGCCAGAATATCTTTAGACTGGCGGGATAAATCACTGAGACGTTTCGCGGCTTTCTCAATGCCTTTGCTCGCGCCAATTTCGTCAGCGTATTTATCCCGGGCAGCTTCCACCCCATCATAATCGTGACGCTCTTTGTACGTTTTGATGGTGGCATTCGCTTTGCGGGTCATCTGCTGCATATCGTAAACCCGGGACACGTATTTGCTGGACTTGTTATCCGGCTTGCGGAAGATATCCGCCACCGGGTAGTCCCCTTCCGGGCGAGCCGGAGACACGTTGTCAGAGACTCCCATGCGGTACATGCTGTCAGCGGAGGCCAGCACATATTGCCCCACGCTGCCTGTGTATCCTTCCAGCAGATGCTGCAAACGCACTGGGCTGCGCAGGAAGTCCGGGAAGGACTCTGGCAGTTTCTTGGCGAGGTCGGCCAGCAGCTGCGGTGTGTACGCATCGGCTTGGTCAGGTGCTTCCTGATACTTCATGCCTTCGCTGACGATAGGTCTATCCATGAAGAAATCTTTGTTAAAGACATCCTGCACGATAGGGCTGATCGCCTGCGGGATAGGGTTCATGGCAAAGGTATTCAGCGCCAGATCCTGCATGGAGTTCCAGAATACTTTATCGTCCCGCGTGGCCGCTTCATACCCACGTTCCAGAACGGTTCCGAACAGGGTGCCCACTTCGAACGGTTTAGGGATCTGCACGAAACCGCCCTGCGTTGGAATAATCCAGTAGTTGTTGCGCACCTGCTCATTGAGCGCCCAGTAGCGTTCGTCATCACGGTTCATCGCCATCAGCGCCATAGTACCGGCAGCAATCAGTGCGCCTTTCAACATGAAGCTGCGGGAGTCATCTTTAGCACCACGCACCAGACGGTCAAAGCCCTGAATACGGGCGTTCATGAATGGCACGGTATTCAGGAAGAAACTTAGCACCTGACTGTCACCCCGGCGTGAAAAGTTCATCACGTCATTGGCTTGGTACGCGGCTTCCGTCACGCTGCCTGTCTTTTTCAGCACGTCATTATATACGGCCATGCGGGTGCCCATCTCGCCCGCTTCCAGTCCCTTCTCAAACCCGCCGACTAATTTATGTACGGATTTTTTCAGGAAATTTTCTTTGGTCATGCCGCGCAACTGTTTTGCCAGTGCGTCCGGGCGTGCCCCATCATACCCGCCAGAGAAGCCGCCGGACTGGCGGTAGGCGTGGACGTTGCCTGACTCCCGGATAGTGTCAATGGAACCTTTCAGTGCGGTGATGATCGGGCGCATGGTCAGGCTATCCGCAATAATCTGCCCTACGCCACGACGTCCCGCCGCCTGCGTCTGGGTCACGTAGTTGCCCAGAATGTCACGGGTAATGTTACGCAGCACAAAGCCCGGCGTTGCGGTGACGGTGCGGGTCAGCAGCTGTTTAGGCCAGCCCAGTACACGCATGATGGTATTCACCGTGCGCGGACCTACCTGATTGATGGCGCGCATCAGTGACGGGTCAGTCACCCGGTAATACTGGCGCTTGCCGTCGAACATGACCGACACGATATCCTTGCCCACTGGCGGCGCAGTGGTGAACATTTTGCTGTACTCCTCTGACATGGTTTTATCCATGCCGTTGATGGAGATACCCAGCTCGTTCATTGCCTTTTTCATCTCGGCGTTTTTGATGTCAACCGGCTTAAACTGCACAGGGACTTTTTCCATCCCGATGCCTTCCGCCAGATCCACAACCATCTGGCCGACCCGGTTGTTGTAGGAGGACTGGATCATGTGGCTGGCGTTGCGCAGGATATTGTTGATGATGTCAACTTTACCCGTGCCGCCTTTCAGCGTCTTGATGCCGGTGGACTGGTTCGTGAAACTGCGGCCAGCCCCGCCCGGCGCTGTGGTACGGTCAAGCTCGTCGGCCACACGGTACAATGGCACATAGTCATCCTTGTCCCAAATTTTACGGGCAGCAGGGTCTAGCGTGCCTGACTGCTCGGCAAAGTCCAGCAGCTCTGTTTTGAATTGCTGGTACTCTTTGTGTGCCTCATTGAACGCCTTGCGCAACTCCGGCTTGCTGTTCACATAGCTGGTCACTTTGTCAACGTCTTCCTGCGTGTACAGATTTTCGCGCCCTTCTTTCAGCAGGCGGTTAGCACGGACGGCACCCGCCCAGTACTCCCACAGTGCCAGCTGATTGCCCTTCATTTTGGCGATAGGTTCGAAGATCTGCATCAGGCCTTTTGTGCCCGGGCGTGTCACGATATCCCCTTTCGGACTCCACATCGGCGTGCCGACATTCATCGCACTGGCAATGATTGAGTTAATCTGGCGGCTATTGGTCGCCATCTTATACGCGGACTCTGCGCCCACATTCAGGTCACCGCCGGTCTTCATGCGCTCATACTGAGCGATAGGGGACAAGTCATCCACCATGCTTTGATACGCGTTGTGCGCGGCTTCCTTGCGCACGTTGTTGTCCATGATGGCGTTGATGGTGGATGTAAGCGAGCCTTCTTCCACGTGCAGGACTTTGCGCATCCCCTCTTTGATATCATCCGGCGCGACGGCATCCTCCACGCGACGGTCTTTGCGCAGGGAAGGCGACATATCATTCGGCGTCTCAAAGCGCATCGGGGCAATGCTTCGGCGCACATCGTCCGGGTCGATAGTCGTTTTACGCAGGTATTCGGTATTCGCCTTAACCAGATCGGCCACGTCTTGATACGTCGCACGGTCAGTCAACAGCCCGGCTTTTACCAGCATCTTGCGGATGGCTTCCAGAACCTGACGCACAACGCCAATCTTCTGCGCTTCCGCCGGGTTCTCCGCGACTGCCGCCACGACTTCCTCGGCAATCATGCGCTGGCCGTCCGGGGAATTCTGGTCATAGACGTCCGCATAGTTTTCGCGTACCTGTTTGAAGTACGGATCCAGACGTTTGTCTTTACCTTCGGCTGCGGTGATCCTGTCCATCTGCGCATCGTACTGCTCTTTGGACAGGCGGGCGCGCAGGCCATAGTGCGCAATGATTTCGTGACGGAACTGCGCGTGTGCTTCTTCCTCACTGTGCAGGTTCTCGGCCACGGCAATGACTTCCACGCCGCCCGGGTTATAGAATGCCATGTATGTGCTGCCGTCGTCAGGCAAGCCCAGCTCAGACTGCTTTTCCACCACGGTGAATTTCAGATTCTCCGCGCCCTTCATGTCTTTGGTGAAAGACTGGTAGGCTTTGGTCACCTGCGCAGGCGTCAGGCTTTTCTTGCTCGACGGTGCGGACTTGGTGACTGACGGTATTTTCTTACTTAGGGTAGCGTGGTTTAAATCCTTCACCTGATTGTAAAGGTCGTACACGGCTTTCGTCGTCTGGTAGCTCCCGGAGGAATTAGGGTTGTCTTTGATGCCATACGTCCCGTCATTGCGCTGGATAACTTGCCAGTGGTTGGGTGCGTCAGGTGTAAACCCACTAGCCACGATATCCACAGCGGAGCGCCCTTTCTGGCTGGCGATAGGCTTACGCATAGCCGCGCTTACTTTGGCCTGATCCACAAGATACTGGGCACGCGGGACGAATGCGTCAGACTCCGCAGCAGGCTTGGCGTCACGCATGGCGATCAGGTGTTTGCCGTACTCGACGCCCGTTTTCCCTACGGTGTCCTGACGTAACGCATACGACCCCTGCACTTTTAATTGGTCGTGCCCGAATGGGCCGCGCTCAACTACCGCGCCTTTGTCCACGTACTGCCTGACGCGCTGCTCAATGTCTGCCGTTCCATCCAGACTGAGACTTTCCTTACTCAAGTGCTTTAACGCGTTAGCCCTAGCGGCGGGTTTCATTCCTTCTGTGAAAGATTCCGCCTGACTGTTTTCCGGGGAATACGAGAGCCGAGCAACGACGTCGGCTTTACGTGCGGCAGCGGATTTCTTGCCCCAGTTACGATACGTCTCCACATACGCACGGTTGAATGCGGCAGAGCCTTCTTCGCCCGCGGCTCTTGCTGCGTCGAGTGCTGCGTCGGCGGCTTGGTCTTTCTGGTTGTCAGATAAATCTTTACGGATATGGCCCGGATTATTCACAAGCTGCGACATGGCCGCATCACTTGTTTTGTCCGTGTTGTTTTCCACCGCGTCTGCGTACTGATCGTAGAGTTTAGAATCTGGGGTAAGATGCGCGCCATACTTGCTGTGGAATTCATTATCTAACGCTTCGCGGGATTCGAATTCAGACAGGGGCTTACTAAGTGTGTGCGTAACCGCTTCCCGATAGCCTAACAGCCTTTCCGTTACGGTGTTGTTTACTGTTTCCGCAGGGGTAGCCTCTCTGATGCGCGGGGACTTGGCCGCTTCGGTAGGCCTGACTTCTTCCAGCGCGGCCACGTTGGCGTTACCGTTTTCATCAACCAGACGGGCAGCACGTCCCTGAATTTTATCCACGGTGTACTGGTTGCCATTCCATTCGACTTTGGCACCCGGCGCGACACCACGATCAGCCGCGTCTTTCACCATCTGATTAGTGATCTCTACCGGGTTGCCTTTCTTCTTCGCGGAGAACGGCACGGACGGTGCTTTAGGCGTGACAGGGGTTTCCTCCGCAGTCGATACGGATTCGCCCACGGTGGCGTCAGGCAGACGCGCAGCTTTCTGTGCGGCGGTTTCGCGCCCACGCTGCGCCATAGTCGGCTTCGCTTCTACAGCGGGCGCGACAATAGTGCTATCAGGCGCAGATGGAAGTGGTGGCAGTTTGATTCCAGCCACGTCTGGGGTTCTGTTGACCACAGGTGACTCGGCAGGCTGTACTTCACTGCCCACGACAGGCGTTTCAGTTGCATTGTTTTTATCCTCTACGACAGGCGCAACGCTATCGTTAATTGGTTTTGGAAGCGGCGGCAATTTGATTCCAGATACGTCTCCGGTTGCAGCCCGTACATCCGGTGCGGCAGTTTGTGCAACAGGTAATTCACGGCTAAAGACAGGCGTTTCAGTTGCATTTTTTTCACCCGGGAGTGGTGCGAGGTTAGAGAAGTCTGACGGTGGTTTGACGCCACGGGAAGCCATTGACGGGGCGCGTTCATCCACCGGGCTATTAATCTGAGTACGGTTAGTCATGTCAACCGGCGGCGCGATTTCGCCCGGCATTGCGATGACCGACGTTTTACCCGGGGCAGGGAGTCCCAGTGTTTCGCCCGGAGTGGGGCCGACGTCACCCTGTGCAAGCTGATCTTCCACGAGTTGCTGCGGAGTCTTTGAGTTCTCGCCACGCAATGCTGCGGCTACATCATCCGGCTGCTGGCGCAGATATGCCGGGATCTGCATCTGGTCAAGCCCATACCCCAGTGCCTTGGCCGCATCACGCGGTTGCATGACCTGAGAGGCCAGCTGGCTAAGTGCGTCACCTTCGGCACCCGGTTGTGCCACCTGCTGCTTTAACGCATCCAGTGCGTCACGAGGCGCGGCACCGGCTTGGCGTTGCGCCTGATACGCTGCGAACTGGTCAGGCGTCACTTCTGGTTTAGGCGCGGCAGGAGGGGGCACCGTGCCCGCTTCCGCAGCCATGGCATCATATTCGCCCTCCGGCACCGGCACGGTTTGGCCGGGCGCATTCTGGTTAACTGTGTCAGCCACCGTCTCACCAGACTTACCTGACAGCATACCCGGGGCGTGGATAGTGCCGTGGATTGCGCCACCCGCACCTGCACCGACAATTCCGTTATACGCCACGTCTTTCAGAAATTCGCCTACGGTCATCTTGTCATTAAGCACGCCGATGTCGTACCCGTTCTGCAACGCCTGCGTCACAGCTTCCTGCGCGCCTTCCGCGATAGCCGACTTGCCAAGGTCAGACAGCGCGTTCGCGCCCTTCTTCATGATCAGCCCGAGCGGGACGGCTTCGGTCAATGGCTCCATCGCAGCAAATACCGTGGCGCGGTCTTGAGCCTGCACAGGGTTCAAGCCTTTGTCGATACTATCCTGATAGTACTGACCGTAGGCCTGACCGGTCATTGTGCCCAGACCGACAGCCGGGGACCGCGTCAGCATAGCCAGACCGATAGGGCCAGCCATGTCCGCCGTCGCGCCGGTGATTGCGCTCACGATACCTTTAGCGGACCATTCGTCAGTGTGCGGGGTGTTGGCGGCAATCTCACCGGAGAGTTTCAGGGCTTTGTCCCGGGAGGCCACGAAGTCAGGATCCTGCTGCAAATTGGCGACTTTCATTTTGTCAATCATTGCGTAGAGCGCTTTATTTTTAGCGAGCTTTGTCTCATACGAATCATTGTCATTCGGCAGCACTTGGTCAGGCGTCACACCCAGCTGCGCCATCTGCGCGGTTGCACCTTCCACGCCTGCCTGTGCAGCTTTGGCGAGGTTCTGCGCGGTCATACCCGTCACGCCCTGCGCGGTATTCTGCGCCTGTACCGCGATACCCTGCTTAATACCTTCCCATGCGCGCTGTGCGCGGGTAGGCATATTGGAGAGGGATTTGGTTACGACGTTATACCACGACGCTTCTGGCGCGTCACCGGAGGTGTCTGCGGGCGCGGTAGGCAGCGGAGGAAGCTTTAAGGATTTGAGGTCAGGCAGCTTGATACCAGACGTTGCCGCAGGCGTAGCCGGGGTCTGATTGGTGTCGTCCTGTGTGGCCGATGGCAGCGGAGGAAGGTTCAGGCTGGCAATCGGTGGCAATTTGATTTCTGGCATTTTGTAAGCTCCCCGTTAGCGATATGAAATCATATCACAGCCCCCGGCTATTGTAAGCCCGGGGGTAAGTTTCGGTGAGTCTACACTGGGCTTTTGCGCCCTGCAAGGATTATTTCGTTATTTAAAGTACGGGGCGTAGTCCGGGTCACTTTTCATAGCCTGAATCAGCTGGTCATCCGACACGCCCGGGTTGGCTTGCTTCGCAGCTTGTAGCAACTGCGCTGCCGCCCCAGTCAGACCCGGCGTTGCACCGGCTTCCGGGATAGCGGTAGTCGGTTTAGCAGATGCAGCCGGAACTGCCGGAGCGCCCCCAGTGCCGTCGTCAGATGCCGGAGCGCCGCCCTGTTGCTTCTGCTGATTCAGATATTCTTGTTTAAATGCGGCTTTGGCCTGAGTCTTACTTCCGCCATAATCTTTAAACGTCTCTTTATCAGAAGTGAACAGGCTGGACAAATCATTCGCTTTGTCGTTGGCGTAAGTGTCCGCAGCTTTGTCCAGATCCTTCTTATCTTTAGGAGACATCTCCGCGCCCGGAACGTCGCTCGGATTGACCACCTTCTGCGAACCGTCCCGATAGGTGACCATATACTGTCCAGTCGGATCGCCTGCCTCATTCATAACTTTTACAGGCGCGCCGACCACATCTTTGCTTGGGTCACGGGCGGCTGCGCGCTCACGGGAGGCTGACGCCCCGATGTTTGCCGCTTGCAAGGTCGTAGCGTTATTGCCCGCCGCGATTTTCTCACGAGAAGCCAGCTCGGTCGCATTCTGCCCGGCGGTAAATTCGTTCTGGTTTTTCTGCTTATCAACGTCGTAGGCGTTCAGCGTCTTGTCACGATCGGCTTGCAGATTGGACTGGAATTTAGCCAGCGCCTGCTCACGCGCCTGTGCGATAGCCTGTTTATTCTGCTCGCGCAAATCTTCGGCGCGGCCACCTGCTGCACCTTCCACCGCGCCTACCAGCATTGAGTCAAAGAGTCCCATTATTGTGCCCCCATAGCGCTGGACATCACGCCCTGTTGTTCAGGGATGCCGCCATCGTCAGGACGGTCACCTTCGTTGTTCGGCTGGTCTGCATCGCCAGCGGTATCCAGCTGTGCCGCGTCACCCGCTTCCTGTTGAGCCAGCTTGGCCGAGTCAGGAGAATTCTGGACGATCTGTGTCAGGATGTTCTGGTATTCGGTTTTCTCATCCGGCTGCAAAGAGCTGTCCACGTTTTGCAGGAACATGCCCATACCGATCAACATCCCGGCTTCGGCGGTAGTATCCGCTTCTTTCGGGGAAACCGTTTTGTTCGCCAGACCGATATCAGTCATTTGATCTGCCAGCTGCCGGGCGCAGTCCACCATTACCAGCGGTTCCGGCATCTGCTGTTTGCTGCGGTATGCGGCCAGTGCGCCCATCAGGAGCATACTGGTATATGCACCCACGATGGCTGACGGGTCTGAGTCCTGCTGTAACATCTGGTCATTGATTTTGTCCGCCAGACCTTTCTGCCACAGCTCGCCGCTCAGGAGCATCATGATTTTATCAGACTGTTTCTGATAGTCGCCACCGTCGCCAAGGCGTCCATAGGAGTCCGGCGCGGGGGATGGCCCACCTTGTGGCGGCGCACCCGGCGCTTGTGCGTTTGGGTCTTGCTGTGGCGCGGGTGCTGCCCCGGCGTTCATGGTGTCCATCATCGACATAATTATTGCCCCTGTTGCTGTGGTTTGTTGAGCATGTTCATGAGGTTCATGCGCACCGAATTGAGGTCAACCGGCTGGCGCGTAGCCTCCCACGAGGCATTATCCGTAACGCTTGGCTGCGCCTGCGTCGAATTACCGACGCCCATAGCATCGCTCATTGTACCCATAGTGGCACCACCGACGCCAGCAGTACCAGAATTGGAATCGTTACGCACGCGGGTATCTCCGCCCACGCGCTTCTGTGTGTCGTCGCCACGTTGGCGGAAACTCACGGTCAGGCCAGTAGATCCCTGCGCATTCTTGCCATACGGGTCAGCAGCGATTTCAGCGTTGGATACCGTACCGCTGTTATTAGTCACGCCCAGATCACCCGTCTGCACAATAGTGCCCGGGGCTGCGGCGGCAGACGCGGATGCCGTTGTGCCTTCCTTCGCTGCCTTTTCTTTGTTGGTTGGATAGTAAGTATTGCTGCCCATTAGATGAGTCCCCCAAAGTTTTTATAGGCGTCTGAGAAATCACTGGCGTGCTCAAAAGATGTCGGCGCGGTCATGGCGGAGGACATCGGAGATGTGTCCACGGCGTACCCGCTGTTATTGGCGTTGCCCGTTGCCCCCTGCACGCTTCCGGTGACCGGCCCGCTGAATGACTGTTTAGTGGTGCCTTCGAATGCTGTTGGGTTGGCCGCTCGCTGCATCGCGTAGGACGTGCCGCCGGTGATCATGCTCGCCAGTGCTGCGCCGATAGGGCCGAGGGCCAGACCCGCCGCAGCGGAAGCCAGACCACGGGTCGTACCAGAGAGGCCAGCGTCAGTGGATCCGGTTACGCCAGAATTGTACGCGGCGGCAGTGTCCGGGTTACGGGCTGATGGGCTGCTCATAGTCCGCGCCACACCTTCCCCGACCAGACTACCGACACCCGGAACCGCACCGAATGCGGTACGTGCCATGCCCTGATTAGTGTTGTCCGCGTAACCTGCTTGGTACGCCGACCGTTGCGCCGGGGTTTGGTTCGGGGCGCGGGTGCCTTCGTTCGGTGCCGCAGACTTAGCTGTGCCGAATGCTGAATTTACCGCGTTCTGAATGCCCGCCTGAATGCCGGACGGTGCGGACGTGGTGCCACGCGCTGCCGCAGTCGCCGCCTGCAATCCACCCATGACGCTGTTGCCAGCCAGCTGTCCCTTATTGCTGTCCGCACTCGCAGCCGTGCCTGTAGTCGCGGCGCTCATGGATGACGTCATATTTCCCGCAGGTGCGGAGGAATTCCCGGAAGAAGCGTTGTTCCCGCCGCCATTACCGGAGGGGCCAGACGCTTTGCCTGACCCGCTGTTGATGCCGCTGCCGATGGACCCCATGTTGCTGCTGCTGGACATGGACCCGTTATTGTTCGCCATTGCCATTATTTGACCCCCATCGTGTTCGCCATGTTGCCGTTAAGCAGCACCCCCGGCTTGAACGTGGATAGGCCAGTGGTGAAGTCTCCGGCATTGTACGCGCTCGGTGCGACCTTGCGGTCTTGGGAGTCAGCGAACTGCTGTTTCAGCAAGTCGTACTGCTGCCCCTGCTGTTTGTATTGCAGGTACGCGCCGTAGCCCTTGGCTGCGCCGGTGATGGCATCCAGTGCCGCCTGATTGTTACTTAACCAATCCAGCCCTTTTGAGGCGGTATCTAAGAACGAATCGAAAAAGCTCATGATGTCCCCTTAAAGGCTGTCAGCCCAACTGGTAGTCGCGCCGTAAATCTGTTGCAGCGCGGCGAGGTTAGTGTTGCGGTTAGAGATTTCCTGAGCGACCAGTTTATCTTTGTCCGCCTGTTTCAGGTTGGCGTTGGATGCAATGTTGTTCAGGTTGACGGAGCTGTTGTTAAGCAGCGTGTTGGCCGCGTCAGTGTACGCCCCGCGTGAGTTGGCCTGAATAGACTGGGCGAACTGTGCGGATTGTTTAGCTGAGTCAGCCTGCGTCTGCGCCAGAGACTGCTGGAACTGATTAGCCTGATTGCTGATCTGCTGCTGATTCTGCTGCGCCGTCGTCTGGAACTGGCTATTTTGGTTATTAATCTGCTGCTGATTTTGCCCGGCAGTCACGCCAAACTGGGCGTTCTGGTTATTGATCTGTTGCTGATTCTGCCCGGCAGTTGTATTGAACTGGTTTTGGTTCTGCGCCAGTGACTGGCCGAACTGCGTGTTCTGGTTAGTGATCTGCTGCTGATTCTGCCCGGCAGTTGTATTGAACTGGTTTTGGTTCTGCGCCAGTGACTGACCGAACTGTGAGTTCTGATTGTTGATCTGCTGCTGACTCAGGTTTGCGCCCACGTCCGTTCCGTAGATGCTGGTAGCCTGATCGGCTGCGGACTGTGCCAGAGGTAACGCGGCTTGCGCCTGCGCTCCTTGCGCTGCGCCCACCGCCATTGAGCTATTCATGAGGCCACGTGCTGCCGCCTGACGGTTGGCCTGCGCCGCTGCCTGCTGCATTAACGGGCTGTTAGTGGCTGTCAGTCCTGAATAGATATCAGTGACCGATTGCGGGCGCTGGATAGAAGAAGACCCCACCGCAGTCGCAGACGACGATGGTGTTGCGGTTACTGTTTGATCTGCTGTCTGAGTGGTAGCCATTCTTACTCTCCCTGTTTGATCTGCCTATTTTAACCGACTCGCACCCAGATAGAAACAGATAACACGCGGGTGGCTAAGTTGCCGTTGGTCGGCGTCGTTACCGCGTTGATGGGTGCCCATACCCCGCCAGAGAATTGGGGTGACCCCGGTTCCCCCGCAGCGTTACACGCGATAAGGTTCATGTTACTACCCAGAGGCACCCCGACACCCCGGGGGAATAGCGCCGGTGGTGTACCAACGATGTTGTAGCGTAACGAGGCCATTAGCATCGAACCAATTGGAGGAGATACTGGCGCATTTGGAACCGGTACGTGTGTCAGGCGGAAATTGTTAAACCTGCTTACCACGGAATCGGTAGCGATAGCTCCATTCAGAACCTGCGCCACGTTGCCTCCCAGAAGTGGGCCGACGCCCGGGGCGATGATTGCAGAATACACGACGCCCGCCTTAAATGTACCCACCGGATACGGCTGCAAATTGGCATCCAACATGCTGATGATGGCGAACAGCTTGGCGGTAGGGTCGTTGATGTCCACTTTATCTGATACGAAAATAGACGCCTGACCACCTACGTTATCCGCCGGGAGTGTGAAAGAAAAGGTCAGGCCTGTCGGTGCCGGGGTGCCGGTAAGCGCGTTACCCGGAAATGACGGGATTGTAAAAACATATTGGTCAGGGTATGGAACACCTGACGGATCCAGCGCGGAGGTCAGTTCTTTGAAATAGGTCAACCCCAGAGCGATGTCCGGCTGGATTTGGTCAAAGCCCCGTTCCACATGATCCAGTTCCCGGTTATACGGGCGTGGGTCGAGTGTGGAGAAGGGCACAGCTTTCTCAGACAGGTTGTAGTATGAGTTAGCCATTATGTAACCCTCGTGAACTGCGTGACGCGTGACGCGGAAGCGGTGGCGCTGCCGGTGCATGAGCCAGAGGCTTGCCACGTGCTGCCTACCGGGATAGTGCCAGCCGTTACTGTGCCCGCAAAATTAGCGAACGCCAGTTGCGCCGCCGGGACAATCGTACCGGAAAGAACCGTCTGCGCTGTCGTAACGGCCAGTAGGCAGATCCCGCCGACAGTTGTCGCCCCGAAGTCTGTGCGGTATACGGTGCCCGCTGTCTGTAACGTAACAGCCGATGCGACGATATTGGTAACCTGAAAATACGTGCCGTCATAGCGCAAGTCATAGATGACACCCGGCACCAAATCGTTAGCCATCAGCGCGGTCATCTGAGGGGATCGAATTTCTTTCAGCCCCATCCCGTTGACGTTAATCTGCGCCGCGCCCGTGTTCGCCACCGGGAACTGCACCAGTACGCCAAGCCCCACGGAATACTCCAGTACCGATGTGGTGGCGGGTAATGCCAGCGCGAAGGAGTTAGTCGTCACAACCGTGGCCGCGCCATATCTCCCGTTGTCATAAAATAGCTGGGTCGGAGTAGGCAGCTTATCAAAGCCCGCTTGCACCGCCAGCATCGTGTTGTTGAACTGGGCGGAGGCGACCTTGGTGCCGGATTGCGCCGGGTCATCGTAGTTAAAATATGAGTTAGTCATCAGCGCACCTTGCGTCTCGGCTCGTATTCAAAAGTGACGTCTTCCAGAATGTGGATCAACGCCGCCCGGGATGTCTGGTAAACAATCATGCTCACGTCAGACCCCACACCGTCCATGTCCTTACGGATTTCTTCCACGTCAGGCCCGTCCCAGTACACCCTGTCCCAATCATTCAACGCCCAGCGGCCACCTGCACCCATAAGCGTGTCTTTAATGAAACTGTTAGGCGTTACGGAACGGCCTTTGTCAAAGGTGAATGATACCACCATTTCCCGGAAAATAGAGCCGGAGACGGACACAGCAGCCCGGCGGAATCTTTTTCGGGTGTCCGGGTCGCCTTGGTTTGAGTACGACGTGCGGACGTATACAGCGCGTTCCTCCCCGTCATTGTTGCCGCCTACATCCGACTGGTATACATACCCGGTGTCTGAGCAGAAGAAAAATCTACCCTGCGGGTTGCTGACCTGTCGCACCGGAATGCCATAACTGAATGTCGTGATCCCTTTCAGCTCGCCCTGATAAATGGTGAATACCAGATTCAGGCTATCAGTCCCGTATAGGCGGTATTGGCTTTTCGTTTTGTCCGCGACACCCAGACCCCACAGGTCGTAGCGAGGGGCAATCAGGTCGCGGATTTTGTCAGAGATCACCGAGTCGGCAAAGTTACCGAACGTATCCACCCGGTCAATCGCCATAAGCCCCGGGCGCGCTGCGACGTAAGACATCGACTGGTACTGCCCGGTGAATTTCTTCACGCCGGTATGCGATGTGATGATGTCCTTTGTCCACGTGTCCACACCGGTGCCCAGCAGCGTCTGCACGTCTTTTTCCGTACAGATGATGAGGGATTTAGGCGTGATAATCAGGTCAGTGATTTCTGCGCCGATACCCAATTCCAGCGCGCCGGTACTGCCTGACCAATCCAACGGATTGCCCACGACGCTGTGCTGTAGCGAGCCGTGCTCAAACGCATAGAAAAGATGGTCGTAGTGTACCTTCACCTCGAACGGTTTGTTCGTGGCCGGTGGGAGGCCAGTCTGGACAAACGAGAAATTGCCGCCGTCAAATACCCAGCCCGCGCCCACGCCGTTCACGCCGAATAGCCAGTAGGTGTTTGTGCCCGCGTAGAAATTATGCTCAAAGAAACGGTACGTACCACCGGCGGGCAGTACGTTTGCCGTAGCCACGCCATTCACCAATCCCACGTTAGTGACCGGTGCCGCGCCTACCGTCAGCGTCTCGTTATCCTGAAACGTACCGGTGATGTTTTGCATGGTGACGAATCCGGCGCTATGGTCAGGCGTGGTGTACCCGACGAAACCGACGGTCGCTTGTGCGTTAGACGTAGCCCCTCGGAGAATAGCCCCTTTCACCAGATACGTGTCATCAATGGTGGACGGACGGTTGTCCCAGTTCAGCGTGAAGCCCAGCGGGACGTTAACCCAGCCGTTGGCTGATGACCGGTACAGGCGCGCTGTGGTAGTGTCAAAGTCGCGGATGGCGTACACGTCGTCCTGATTGCTGCCCGGCGGGACGTAGTTAGCCACGCCTCGCACAGGCGTGCCCGCCAAACCCGGTACTTCGCGGATGTTGCTGCGGAAATATTCTTGTACGGCGTACAGCGCACCCTGCGGGGTGGATGGGTCTTGCAAATACTCCTCAAGATCCCCGGCAGAAATAGCTGTGAATGTGTCCGTCGCCCCGGAGAAAGTCAGCACCATGCCCGGCGCAAAGCGGCCAGATGTCAGGGAGATATAGAACAGGCTGGCTAAGAATAGGTTGGCGTCGTTTGGGTTAAGGCGAAGCGCCCTGACGACACCCGTCGCCACGTTCGCCCCGGCGGTCCCGGTGATCGTTGCGCCTACCACCGGGGAGGTCCCCGCAGTGGATAAGTTTGTGCCTTTAACTAAAAAGCCGTCAGGGTAGGTGATACCGACGGTGTTGTTCGCATCCACTAGTACTTGCGAGATATCGGCAATGACATAGCTTCCCCCGGCCGCAGGGGCGAACGTATCCCCTATTTTAGGAAGACCCGACTGCCCGCTGGACATCCACGCGGTAGATGGGGACACCCGCTGGACAAAGCCCAGAACAGGGGACGACCCCGGCGGGATAGGCTGGATAGTCCACGCACCTAAATACGTGGTGTCAACGTCGGCGATGGGAGTAGTAAAGGTCAACTCATAAAGCACAATGCCGCTCGGCTGACGTCTACCGTCGTAACGCTCATAGCCGCCCATGACGCGGTATCCGCCGTCAGTGTCGCATTCGTAATTGAGGGATTGCAGCAAGGTACCCGGCGTGCGGGAGACATACGGGGTGCTCAGGTCGAGGCCACCTTGCATCGGGAAACGATCATACTGGGACATGCGAGCACCTCTATCGGGAGTACATGGTCACGTTGTCGCCATACGAGGTGTTGTGAATCGTACCACCCGGGCGCTGGTCATTCTCCAGCATTTGCAGCAGCATCGTATAGGACTCTTGAGCTTCGGTTTTTAGTTCCTGCGCGTTGTCATAGTTGGCATACCGGCGCAGTGCTTCCGCCTCAATGATCGGACAGAACATCTGCGGGATATTTGGCACATCCGTGTTGTTTACCAGAAGCATAGGGCGCTTATAGTAATCCCCGGTGAAGGCATACGGGCCATCCGGCACGCTAATGAATTGCAGGGAATTGTCTGGGCGGATAACCACAGACACCGGGCGTCCTTCGTACAGATCGCCTTGTGTGATTGGCCGCTCATGGTACTCAAAGACGTTGCAGCGCGGGATGATTTCACCGTCAATGTACAGCGCGTCTTTGTTCCAGCGGTACAGGCTATACGCAGATGGCACTGAGTATGTGCTCAAGCCTTCTGTCAGCGTGATCGGCAGTGCGCCGCCATACAAAAATTTCCAGTCGCCCCAGAGAGTTTCGACGTAGGTACACGCCTCCCGGACGAGTCGAGTAATTCGGTTAAGGTCGCCCGTCTGCCCTGTGACACCGCTGATCTGTCCGGATAAACCGGCCATCTGAGCAACGTTACTGCACATAGTGAGATAGTCAAAAGTCATGACGGGCGTTCCTTTTAGTCAGGCAGCTTAGGCAGTGCCGGGGCTTTCTTGCCCGCTGGCTTATCTTCCACCACAGGGGCGTCTTCTACCGCCGGGGCTTCGACGGGTTTAGCGTCGATAACAGACTGCACTACCGGCGGCACTACCGGCGCGACAGGTGCCGGGGCTAACGCGGCCAGTTCCTCTTGCAGGCGCGCTGCTTCAATGGCTTTTTCTTCTTCGCTCAGTAACAGATTACCTTTCGCGTCGTAGAATTTCCCATCTTGCGTGTAGCGTGCCAGAGGCTTCAGGTCGTATGTGCCGAAAATATCACCGACAGGGCGGCTATGATCCAGTTTTGACATTACCATTTCCTTCCGTAATTTTTGCCAGATGTTTGGGAGTCGTACATTGAGTCGGTGTAACTTACACCATCATCAGCGCTTTCACCCGTGCCATTGAACGCCTTCAATCCTTTGGCATCCAGAGCCGCCCTGCGCCACTCATTATCTGCGCGAACGCAGTCAGGCAAAGAGTCGCACACGTCGTCGCTGGAGAGTTCAATTAAATCTCCCATACGCGCTTTTTCTGCGGCGCGGATCTGGTTGTCTACGTCACACTCTGTGCGCTGACCCCAGCTGTCTTCGTCGCAGTAGTCATCACTTCCGTAGAGTCGTCCCATGATAAACCTCCTTCGTCCATCGGGGTAGTATACATAAAAAATAAGGGCGGCAAAAGCCACCCCTATTGTCGTCAGAGCTGCCCGGACTTAGAAGTAACCGGTAATCACGTTCAGCTGGTTAATAACCGCAGTGCCGGAGAAGGTCAGCACAAAGGCGTTTGGAACGGCCACGCCAATGTTACTCATGCCCATGCGGGTGCCTTCTTCGGTCAGTGTCAACGTACCGGTCAGTGATTGGCCTGCGGTAAGCCCCGCCGTTGCTACGAAAGTACCGTAGCGCGCGGCAGTCGTGCCGTCGCCAATGCTGATGGTCGCCGTACCCGCCGTGCCGATAACGCCAGCCACGCCCTGAATCGCTGCTGTCTCCAGCGTGCGGTTACGGGTCGCGGTCATTTTGTTTGGCAGGGCTACTGCTGCCTGCGAAGCAAAGTTGGCCGCTGCGATAGTCAGCGTGAAATTCAACGTTCCGTCATAGAAGTACATGGCAATCCCCTTATTGGGTCAGTTTAAAACCGCCCGGCAGGGATTGGTTACGTTCGCCAGCAGCGAAACGTGCCTGATCACCGGTGTGGTTATTGGTAACGTTCAGGGTTGACATCTCAGACAGACCGTCCTGCGCGGAGTTGCTGTCTTTGGTGTGCGGAGCTGGTGCGCCGTCGCGGTCTGGCATACCGTAGTTTTTGCTATCCATGTCATATTCCTTTTAGTTGAGGAAGGAAGGGCACCGAAGCGCCCGGCCTTGATCAGTTAGCTGGCAGATGACCAGCGGATAATACGGTTCTGCAACGCGTTAGGGTCAGTAGCAACTGGCTGGTTCTGGACGATACCGAAACCACCCATGTAGTACCACATAACCGCACGCGAACGACCGAAGTCACTCGGCAGTTTACCGCGAATGTGCTCAGGGTCAACCACAGCCTCTGCCACGGTGTCGCCACCGAAGAAGAATGCTTCATCAGACAGACCGTTTGTCCAGCCTTTAGCGGCCACGTTGGTCTGCTCAATGAAGCGCATACCTTCGTATTTGCCGATTTCGCCCAGACGCAGCTCGCGCCAGCCTGACTCAACGTACTGTTTGATGGTTTCCAGCTGGTCACGGATCGGACGGTAAGTACGGGTACGTGCCACAGAGAAGTAGTCATCACCGTCATAGCCCGGGATGTTACGTTCTTTCATGGAGTCCACGATTTGCTTAACGTGAGCCAGAGACAGCGCGGCGTTGTTCACAGTCGCAGGCAGGTCGCCCGGGTTGGTCACAGCCTGAATGGTTACCGACGTGGCGGAGTTACCACCAGTAGGGAACGCTACCAGACGAGTGGCCGCGAACTGTGAGTAGGCAGCGAAGTCCAGAGCTTTGGCGCAGTCATCTTTCAATGCAGACTTGATGATGTCACGCACAGGCGCTTTGGACAGGTTGTCCAGTTTCTTGGTGTAAGGCACAGCTTGACCGTATTCGGTAATGGTCAGGTTGGCTTTACGCACAAGGAAGTTGGTTTCAGGAACAGCCTGAGTTTCTGACAGCTGACCACCTTGGTTCTGGACGTTGGTCACGATATCCCACTGGTACATGTCGCCATTACCGTAGGCAATCGCATCCTTAGTCGAACAGAACTGACGGAAGCGCATCATTGGCTGTGTTTCTTTTCGCAGGTACTTTGACAGCTGATCGGAATACAGGAAACCGCCTTGCTCGTCAACACCCCATACTTGTCCACCCATGGCAAAACTCCTTTTGCATTACGTTGCTGTTAATGCTCTTTCTTGAGAGCCTTTAACTCTTTTAAAGCAGCTTGACGCTGCTGTGCGGGAGACGGGCCACCGTCTGGCGTCGGGGTAGGTACGTGCTGACGTTGCTGCACTGTTCCCTGTGATCCCTGCGACAAAGCGGTATTCCCTACCTGTTGCTTACGTTGCGCCCTCACATCTGGCTGAGGCGCTGGTGCAGCGAATGCACTGCGGATGTTCTGAGCGGCCAGCTTCATGACTTCTTTCGGGTGGATGCCTTTGTTAAAAGCGTCCATGTCCTTCACAAGTCTGCCTGCTTCGGCTGCTACAGCACCCCACGTCACATTGCTTTTGGCAAGGTCGGCGTATTCGGGGTCAGCCAGTAACTCGGCTTCACTCGTACTCACCTGTTTGCCCCAATCAGCGACACGTTGCTCATGAGAGATTTGCGCCAACTGTGCTCTGACGTCTACTGCCGGGGTGGCGTAAGCTTTCACTTTCGCGTCCATCAGCTGACTATCAATGCCGGTCAGTCGGTCTACGGCGGATTCATCGCCGTTGTACAAATCCATCAGCGCTTGGCGTCGCTGAGATTCCAGCTCTTTAACGGCAACGCTCGCAACGTCCTGCGTGGATGGTTGGGCAGTTGACTGTTGTTGCTGTTGAGCAAGTAACGCTTGCTCTCTCCGGTTTAATTCTTCGGTTCTGGCGGCTGCTTCCCGCAACTTCTGGTCACCCGCAGTTTCCTTCTGCAAAGTTGCCAGCACCGTGGCCTCGGGCAGAGTGACCCGTTGGCCATTCACAATCATTGCAACCATACGGTTACCCTGATCGTCAATATAGAAACCACGCACATCGTCATTTGGAGCCTGAGCAGCTTGCGCAGGTGCCTGTCCGTTTGGCTGCGTGGTTTCAGAAACATCCTGTCCCACTGTAGAGTTTACAGTATCGTCGTCATCTTCGTCAACGCTATCCGGCGTTTCGAAGTCTTTGCGGATCAGGGCGCGTTTACGCTGTGCGATACGCTCCAGATCATTGAGCTGTTTTTCGTGTGGCTTGAGGGGACGGGTTGAGCCGTCGGTAGCCATCTGGGTAGTTTCGATGAGGTCAACGTCGTTGGTATCGTCGTCTTCCACAAAACCCTGAGCTGCATTGGCTGAATTGGCATCCGCTTGCTGCTCACGAAGGTGCTGCGGGGATGTATCCAGTTCGCCCACTTCGGCGCGCATAGCGGCCAGTTGCTCAGGGGTCACAGAATCCACGCCCGGTTGGGTAGTGTTTTCTTTAGGCATTAGTTAAGTCCTCACCGTCTTTTGAAATTTTCATTTGCGTCCGTGCCTTCTCCGCGTCCGTCATGATTTCGTCTAACATGCTCATGATTTTCAGCGCTGCCCGGGCGTTAACCTGAGCGTCCAGAAATGCTCCTGCATCGGATGGGTTACATTCTATCAGTGCTGCGCTACATAAAACAAACATTTCGCGGGTGCGGCGTTCCAGTGCCGCAATCAGCGTGTCATTTTGTAGCGCGTGGGTCAGCTCGGCACCGACCAGAATCTGATGGTAAAACGCCTCCTCTGCGAGGCTTGGCGTTTCGTCCATGTTGGCGTAATAGTCGCTTGATGAAAAGTTTCTTTCATACTTAGCGCGGTGTGGATTTTTGCTCATCGTTCAGCTGCTCCTGTGGCGAGGTCTGCTGTTGCGCGATTTGTGCGGTCGCGTTAATGGCTTCCTGCCGCAAGCTGCTCCCCTGTTGGACTGCTACTGTATCACGTTTGGTCTGGTCTGTGGCACTGGCAATTTGCAGTTTCGTTTCGTTTTCAAGCAGTTTCCACCACGTCGTCGCTTCGATATCTTTGCCAGCCATTTCGCTTTCCAGCGCCATCTGCATCATCTTGATGCGGTTGTCGCTTTCCAGTTTCATCTGCATGGTCATGCGCTGCATTTCCAGATCCTGCTGATGGCGTGCGTTCTCGCCTTCCTGCTTGATCTGCTCCTGCTGCATACGCCCTTTGGCTTCTTCCTGCGCGGCCAGTACCAATGGGTCTGGCGCTGGCGGCTGTGCCGGAGGTGCTTGGTAGTTCTTCGCCAGATTCGGGAAGAATTGCGAGCCGTCCATGCCAATCATTGCAAAGATTCTTTTAGCTACCGCAGGGCCGTCCATTGTTCCTTCCATGCCCGGCAATTGCGCGGCCTGTCCCACACCCATCAGCAAGGTATTAACACGCTGCTGCGGGTTGGTAGCACCGAGGCCAACGTCAACGGTCAGCATGAGCTGCTTGGTCAGCAGGTCGTCAGTCAGGTCTTCCGGCTTGAGACGCGGGAACACGTCAGACTGGCCTACCGCCTTCGCCATGATCAGCTCGTCATCCTCATAGTACTGGATGTTAAGCATGTACAGCGTCAGGGTAGGCTCTACCCACGTATTCACAAACGTGCGGATGTCATAGTCAACCACTTTCGTGGCCGCGCTGGACAGCATTTCCATGCCGCCGACTGTCTCGTTCATGTCGCGGTTGTTAGCCACTGCCTGTGCGCTGAATGTGCCGGTCAGCTCGTTCATCTCAGTGGTGAGCTGCTCAGTCTCCTGATAGCTGCCCTGTGTGACGTCTGAGATGTCCATAGGCTGCACGTCTTTAGTAGGGTCACCGGTGAGCACCACGCCGCCCGGCACGGAACGCGTCAGGCTCTTGATGTCCACGGTGGCACCACGGCGCACCAGCACGCGTTTATTCATGCCCAGTTTGACGTTATCGACACGGTTGTTTGAGATTTCGTTAATGGCGCTTTGCAGCGAGCTGGAAATCTGCGTCTTTGAATCTGGCATCACGTTGTGTGATTCAATCATCGCCGTGCCGAGCGTGAACGGGCGGCGGCCATGGGCGTAACGCACTTCCAGCGGCACCGGGTCAGACAGCAGGAACGAATAGCCGAGCATGTCGTATACGTAGTCCAGCCCGTTGCGGCGGACGATGACTTCCAGAATCATCACTGATTCGTATGCCCGGTCACCAGAATCATTGTCGTTAGGATCCGGCTTGCCTTCCCCGCGTTTAGCCCGGTTGACAGCATCGTCTTCCAGTGCCCAGCGAGTGGATAGGATTTGCTGGTCGTTATATTCCTGCCACTCCTCGTTCGCCATCATCTGTTTCACGGCGTCCACAGACATCTGGCGGCGATACACCACATAGCCCGCTGAGTTGATCGGGTCCACCCAGTCAGCCGTCGGGTCAATGAGCAGGTTCTCAGGGAGGATCAGGTCAATGGTCGGCTCGTTAACCGTGCGGCGCGTGGTGAATGTGGTAGTCATACCCATCACCGCGTCCGGGTTCATCGGGTCAACAATTGGCTGTTGGGAAGGGATTTGCGCAATCTCTTGCTTCCAGTAGACCTTTGAGCACACCGGCCCGTTGATAAACGTATCCTGAGCCGCGCCCATACAGATTTTGTACCAGTTCTTTTTCAGACGCAGGTTCATCATCTCCATGACGACGGACGCAGACAATGAGGCCTGCTCATCGTTCTGGTCTTCGTTGGATACGTTCATGTAATCGTTGTTCATAAACAGCGCGCTGGCTACATCCGCCTCCCAGCTACGCGCAGCCATACGTGTCTGCGGTCGGAAGATTTTGGAGCGGTTGCCATAATGCTGGTCACAGTATTTCGACCCGGGCGCGTGCTGAGATTTGAACTGGTAGCTGTTGTCAATGTGCTGTGACTGATATCCCGTCTCATAGAACGTGCGGCCGGACTCATAGCAGCGACGGCCTAAGTCAATCCACGACTGTTTAGCCATGCCCAGAATTTCGACCGGCTGATCGTAGTCTTCCTGTCCCTGCACCACGATAATACCATCGTCGTCATAGTCATCGTCGCCCAGCATCATGGATGCCTGCGCCAGACCGTCAGCAAAACCCACGCCGTCCGGCATCTTATCGGTGCCCGGGATACGGGAGTTCGCTACATATGGGCTATCAGAAATTTGGAGTACACCCATCTGGCCGCTCGGTGCGACGCCGTTGTCATCTGGTGGGCCTCCGACGATGGAGAATCCGGCTGTTGCGTCTACCTTGCGAACCATAATTAATTCTCCGTTCTGATGTTGCCCAGAATATCGCGTTTAGCGGTCAGTACTTCGTCCGCGATTAAGCGGCCACGGCTCAGTCCACCACGTTCCAGTACTTCACCGCCAGCCTTCATCATCGCCTGTGCCACTTCCTGCAAGCTCCAGTCAAACGGCACGACGGTGTAGCAGTGCTTTGTGCTTACTTCCGGGTTGATGACGTTTACCACGCCGCCCCGGATGTCCGCATTAATCTGCCAGAAGTGCCCCGGGTAAAACTTCTGCAACATGGCGACGCACACCTTAGACATCTCGATGTTTGACGCCTCATGTTCGATGTCGTCGGTGCCTTGGTGGAATGTGATGTTACTCATCGTCAGGGATCTCCGGTGCCCACGGGTATTTTTTACCCGGTTGGTATGGGCGTTCGCTGTTGTGGTAGGGGTTACGAATATCGGGGTAGACCATCTCCGGGCGTGTCAAACGGTCAGGCTCTAACTGATCCACTACGGCTTTGATAGAGATGTTTGTATACGTAGGCGTCCGAGTCTTCATGATGTCCGTCCCTGATGGGTAAGGCTACATGATACCAGATAAAAGAAATGCCGCACAAGGCGGCATGAAATCACACAAAGTAACGGGCAGTGCTAGTCTATCACTTGTCCCGCAGGCGCTGCAACTCACGGCGAGTGAGCGCGGCTTCCAGTGCAAGCGCCTCCTCGTAGCGGATTGAATACCGGTTACCCGCAGTCACTGCCGGAACACCCGGGATCAGTTGATCTGCTCGTGCCGGTACGATGACGTCAGGTTCCGCCGGTACTTCGATATCAGGCGTTGCTTCCTGCACGATGTTGCCGTCTTCGTCTTTCAGTTCTTCCAGTCCCGGCACGATGTAACCCGGTTTCCCTGCGACGATGTACTCCTCATTGCCGGGGATCAGGATATCCGGGACGCCTTCTTCCGCTTCCCATTCGTCATAGCACAGTAGCGCCAGTTCGAACGGGTCGAGGCCAGCTGCTTCGAATGCTTCTTTCACACGCTGCGCGATAACCCCGATATGGGTACGCACCCCGCCGTCAAGAAACTTAAAGCTGACCCACTCAACGGTTGCCCACGCATCCAGAATTTTATCCGTGAGGCTTTGAGCTGGCGTTTTGAGGCGCTCATCCGATGGCGTGATGGTAGCAGACTGTGCAAATACCGCCGTCCACCCCTGCGCAGCCGAGCCACAACTGACCGCATTGTTAGCGCTCGGACGAACACCCACGCCACCCGCGCCGCCGGTGATGAGCGCCCCGCCCGATGTTGACACGCCGCCAGTGTTCAGCGTCAGAAGTGGAGTAAATGCCGCTGAGTAGATAGATAACGAGGTCTGCGTGGTGTTGACCGTTGACTGGCCCGCCGCCGCTGTCAGCGTGATGTCACCGTTAGCCGCCAAGTTTTCCACGGTGAGCACTGATGTTGCAGTGGTCCCCTTGTATTTCAGTGTATCCGTGGCTACTACCTGCGTCCCCGGGATGCCGATAGCACTGGCCGCTGCTGCCGTTGATGCTGCCGTTAGCACTGCGCTGCCCACAGTCGTTGCGCCGATGGCCGTTTGTGCAGCTGCCGGAGTTGCAGCCGCGAACACTGATGACCCGGTAGCGCCAGCGCCCAGTGTGGTACGTGCAGCGGCAGCAGTTGCAGCGGTGAATAGCGCATCACCTGTGGCACCAGATCCCAATGTGGTACGTGCCGCCGCCGGAGTTGCCGCAGTGATAAGAGAGCGCCCGGTTGCGGTGGAGTCGCTGATCTGGCTTGCGGTAATCGTGCCGCCAGACCCCGCTGCCGGTACACCCTTGGTCATGACTTGCACGTACTGGTTACCGCGCATGACCGTACCGCCAAGAGGAGCAAACCCCGCAGTAAGCTGTACGTTTACGGCGGTTGCCATGCGCACAGAGTCAGGAGCAGTCACGACGATAGCGCCGCCCGCCGCCGATGCGGTGCCCGTAGCCACCGGGACATACCACGTTCCCGCGTACACGTTGACCGTGCCGAATGGTAGCAGGTTGCTGTTGATGGCCGCTGTGAGTTTAGCGATGAGTTCCCCGTCAGTACGGGCTTCAATCAGTTGATAAGGCATGTTTAGTACTCCGGTTCAAAGTAACCCTGATTGTTACCGCCAGCCTGTACAGGGAAGCGGAACGTTAACGCCAAGGCGTCGCCGATATCCGGTGAGCGCTTGATGCGTTTCTTAATGTCATCTTTCGATTCCAACACAATCATATCACGCAAATACTTATAGTGGGGAGCACACAGATCCCTGCCCCATTCCACGTTATCCAACAGCGAGACGCCGCCCGGCTGATTAAGCCACTCACGGATACCCCACCACATTTCGGTGCGGATGTTGCTGTAGCGTTCCGGTTCCTGTGCAGACTCGGAGAAGTGGACGCACGTCAGGTGATCGGCGCGGCCACGGTCTACCAGTACGTCATACACTGCCGTGCCGTAACCGCCGGTGCCGTCGATAAACGTGTGCTCTACGCCGTATTCGTTTTGTAGCGAGGTGAGCTTTGACGCTACAACGTTAGCGGGCTGCTTCACCATGCGGAACGTGTGCAGAACTACGCGCCCCTGACGGATAACGAAGCACGTTGCATCGTCGCCCATACGCGCTACGTCTACGCCCATAACCACCGCGCCGATAGGGTGATGACGCTGCTCTCTGGCGTTGGCGCGTGCTGCCTGTACCATATCGCCCGTGATGAGAATGTTATCCCCTGAGCTGTTGAATGCTTCCTCGGCGGTTGCCGGGTAGTCACGCATGAAGCGGTTAGGGTCGTTGTCCATCTCACGGATCTTTAAGCGCCTCCATTGCATCTGTTCATCCGATAGCCGATTCAGATACTTGTAGTGCTTCTCCTCCTCGGTCAGCGTGAAGTTAGCCGGAACCTCTGACTGATACGCCGTCTCCCAGAACCACGGAATGAACACCTGAATGTACCCGTTGCCAATGCCCAGCGTATTCTCGCCCGGCGGTTCTGCACCTTGCCACTGCTCGTGGAAGTAGTTACCGATGCCGTCCGCTGTGCTCTCCATGTACACCTCGGTTTCTGGCGCTGCGCGGACGGTCTGCAAGATACCGGAAGCATGTTCCGCAGCGTTAGGCCAGAACGCTACTTCGGAACCGTGGAAATAGTGAGACGTAGCGGAACGCCCTGTGCCTGATGATCCGGCAGTCGCTACGGTGTACTGACTATCCAGTTCCGTGTACACCATCTGCTTGGCGTTGGCTGCGCCGGTCATAGGCTTGAGGTCAGCCGGACAGTGATCATGATAGCGCTTCGCCATGCCGAACAGGTTAGTCGTGGCCTCCGCAAGGTGCGTCAAGATGGTGACGTTGTAGTTCTCCCGGTGGATTGTCTTCCAGTAAGCGCGCCCCTCCAGATACGTCGAGATGCCTTGCTGCCGTCCCTTCACTACAACGATACGCACCATGCCGAACTTGTGGAGCGACCACTCGATAATGGTGTGCAGATACCATTGAGCACGGTTGAACACGAGCGGATGGCGTAACGCATCAGCCCCCTTGATGAACAGGCAGCGAGGAGCGAAGAACGCGAAGTCATCCGCGCACTTGGCATAGAACGCTTCCGTATCCTCCTCGTTCTGTAACGTCTCCATGAAATCCGTGTTCTCTGCACGGTCTGCGAGGAAGTGAGCCAAGCGCCACACGTCGTTATGCTCGGTGAGTTCCCACACGTTGCTCTTAGTCATTCGGGTTTACTCCGATTCATGTTGATGCGGCGGATACGCTCAAGGTGTGATTCCTGCGTCGTGTCGGTAGCGTTGCTGTTGTCCCAGCCTTTCAGTTTCATGAGCAGAGCAGCAGCACCGAGCAGTGCTTTCGGGTTGTAGTTGCATCGCCCGGTGAGTGTCTTGCCGTCAAGGTCGTACTCAACATGCAGCGTCAGTGAACGGTCAATGACCTGATGTAACACCGCCTCAAGATACTGACGCCCACGAACAGGGGCGAGAAGTCGCTGCCCTTTCATCTCGCGCAGATACTCACCGACGCGGGGATCTTTGAGCAGGCTTCCGGCTTTGCGCATCGCTTCGTTCTTGTCGAACACTTCGAACACAGCAGCAGCCGCAGCAGTGGAGTTAAAGCCACGCAGCACCATATTGCAGAATTCGATTTCTTTCTCGCTGATGCTGTACGACGCCATGCGCTGCGCCGGGCTAAGTAACGCATTCGACTCAATAGGAGAGAGCGCCATATCTTCGGGCATAAGTTGCGCTTCGGCTGCGAGCTTTCGTACGGCTACGCTGTGCGCCGTCCCTTGCCCCAACGTTCTCCGCACGAGCGGCATCGGCTTGATGATAGTTCCGCGCCCGGTTTGCACAATGGCATTGAACGCGACGATTGAGAGATTCCATTTTGCGGCGAGCAGGTCATCAGGAAGTTTCCCTTCCTCGTACTCTGTCGAGAATTCCGCGAACGCTTCGGGGGTCATTGTGCATCATCCTGATCAGGGGATTCCATGCGGTACATTATAGAGGCATTCAGAAACCGGCGTCTATTGATGCTTTTTGGCGCGGCCAACGGGCTGATCGGTGCGCGTAGGTGAATTCTGCGTAACTCGTGCGCATGATTGCGCGTAGAAGATAGAGGATTTACGCCCGGGGATTTTGCTGCTAACTCATCGGCCACGTTCAGAGATAGCCGTTTTCCGCTATCTCTACGTACAGATCCGTAGCGCTACGTGAAATCTGAGCAACTCGCGGGGGAGATAATGCGTAGAAGATACAGAAAACCCGCCCTTACATATCTACGCTTTCCTTCGATATCTACAGCGCGAAGAAATATTTAAGGCTTCAAGAGCGTAACGAACGCCCGCCCAGCTCCTCTATCTGCACCTTTCAGCGGCCAAGGGCTATAGCAAAGTTCCTGTACTTGTATCTGTGAGATCCCGATAGAGGTTCTACATAGTTACTTCATTTTGTATATCTATTATTGTCGCGCAAGAAATAAAAGGATAAAATAAGAACGTAGATTTAACTGACAAGTAACTATGTAGAACCTCTATTCAGACCTCACAGATACAAAACAAGGAAATTCTATGTTTCACTACACAAGACGCGAAGCAGCAATAGAACATTTCACAACGTACACGCGTTGCAAGGCGTGCCCGTACTGCAACACATCTGAGCGCTACGTTTCTAACTCGGCGTGCGTGTGCTGCGCTAACCGCGAGGTGCAGCGACCGGGGAGCAAAGGGCGCGGCGACCAGTCCCGGAAGATGAACGCGGAGGCCAGACGCCAAGCATTCGAATCCGGCGTAACGACATACAACCGGGAAAGCGGCTGTCCGAAGTGCAACACGTATTTGCGCTACACATCTAACGGTTCGTGCGTGGAGTGCATAAAAAGAAAGTCCGACGCAAGATACCGGGAGCGCGCCGGATTCGTGAATCCTAATCAGTTGCCTATCGTGCCCGCTCATACAAAATGCAGCCACGGCGCGTTGATACAGCAATTCATGCCTGAGCTGGGCGGGAAGTCGCTGATGCTGGTCAAGCATACGTGGGGTTCTGAGATGGTGGGCGAACCGGCGCATTACGGCAAGTGCGCATTGTGTCAGCCGAGCCGAACCATTCAGCTTTACAATAAACTCTCTGCTGAAAAGATAATGCCACCGGGTCTGGACATGGCTGGCTACTATCTCACGCAGTTAGCAACGCCGCGCCCGGACTACCCACACGGGATTCTGGGCTACTGCATGGCGGAGAAGCAGAACAGCAGGCAAAGCCGGGACAGCATCAGGGTAGGCGATCAGCCCGCGCAAGTCCGGGATCTGCCACCATTGCCGCCACTCTCCAGTAAGGCTCTGGCGTACGTCGCCAACCTTAACCGCATATATGATGAGGACTAGCCATGATTAGAGCATCACATACCAGCTTTTACCTGATGCCCAGCGGAGAGACGCACGCCATAGATGGCCGCGCCCCGGTGACTCACGTAATCGTGCGCAGACTCAGGAAGCCCAAGCCAGAGCCGCAGTTATTTCGGGAGGGGGCAAAATTGCGGCACCCGGCGAATCAGCTCATTTACCCCACGTATGAGGAGTGGATAGCGTACCTACAAGAGAAGTCTGTGCGCTGGGAATTCTATTCGAAGCACACGAGCGCGGAGCAGGCAGCGAAAGCCCCGCAGCCCTACGCGTACCACTATGAATACGTCATCATTCCGACGGTGTATTACGGTAAATCGTGACGCGCTTCACAAAATAATACAAATAAAGCTTGCAGGGCAGAAACGCCCTGTTATACTGATTGGACAGGACACACAATCAGATAACGGGGCACCACATGAAAACTACATTCTACGGCGTATATTTTGTTGACGCACAGACCGGCGATAAAACCCTTTGCGAAGTTGACGGCGGCGTGTGCTACATGGCATACCGTGACCTTTCCAAAGCAGAGGCCATTGCGGCATCTTGCAATGAATCCGCAGAGGCTCACGGCTGGGATTCTCGATACACCGTTTCCCCTATCCCTGCGGGCGTGTTGGTTTGGGACGACTTCACCGCGTCAAAAGTAGTCACCGAAGACGACGGCGTTATCAATATCTCTGACCTGCCGAGCATGGATCATGAACGCGCTGAGTGGCTTAAAAACCGCTGGACTATGTTCTGGGGTGCATATGACGACGCAACCCGCGCCAGCATGACCGACGCCGCACACAACGAAGCGCTGTACCTTGAAGCGGAGCGCATCGCGAGAGCAGAGGAGGCCATCGCACCGGCTCGCGCTCAGGCTGTACTGATGAATAGTCATATGGATTTGCTGCCAGTCGATCAGGTGGTGGCTATCTTCGCACAGAATCCAACGCTGCAAGCCCATATCAAATGCCGCCAGATAGCCGCGCTCATACAGGGGGCACTGGAATCTACACATCTGCAATGCACCGGCCAGTCTATACCAGCGCGTGCCGCCTTGTACCGTGCCGAGGGGCTGGAGATGGGATTCTCTTACAATTTCCTGCTGGAGCACGCACGCAAAGCCTCATTCGCTTTCGCCACGGCTACCCGCCAGCTGCGAGCCATCCGCAGCGACGCGGCAATTCTCAACGCGCACATCGAATCATTCTTGCCGAACGCACCAGAGCGCAAGGTGCTGACCGCATACGCAACCAACGCCAAAGACTAACCCACATACCCCGCAGACGCGGGGCATACATAGAGGCTAGACCATGAACACCACCGAATCACAGGTACATATCTCAGACATCCGCGCAGGCGATACGGTCATGCACCACGGCGTTATGCGCACAGTGTGCCGGAGCGATATTACCCACAGTAAATTCATGGGCGTTGCGCTGTTCGGTGACACCTACCGCCTCGGGCAGCAGACCGTGACCCGGGTTAACATCATTAAAGCTAAATAATTCTTGCAGGGCATAACCACATACGCTAGATTTAAAGGGCACAACATTACTGAGAGGGTAGAAACGGACAGGGCGTTTTATCAGCTTCGGCAATGACGGGACGCCCAGACCACGAACGGCAAACTTGAAGGGGGAGCCACGGGCACGTAACCAAGGGGGAAAAGTATGTAGCGGACTTATACGCTGCGTCTTCCGGCTCGACACGGCAGGCGCAGCAATAAGACCACTAACACCCGGAGTAAGCACCATGAAAGCAATCAGCGGCTATGAAGTTGTAGAAGTCCAGACCAACGGCGAACGCATTGTACGCGGTAAGTTCCCACCAAAGCTGGAGCAATCGGCGCGTGACCTGTGTGCATCCATGAATGACCAATGGAACCATGCAGGCGTCGAGTTCTTTGTCAAAGAGCTGAGGCACGCATAATGGCAGTCACATTCATCATCTTGGGTTACTGCTTTATCTTTGCAGTTATCCGCCGCGACGTTCAGAAGGTTTTGAAGCGTCACCGTTTAGAGTACCGCTATTCACACGGCTACCGCACAATGTACCTGCGCAGCCGCAAGACTGGCCGCTTAATTGGCTGCTCTAACAATCCATTCACTTTAATATTGCAAGGCGAGGCCGCAGCATGAACACAATTACACTCAGCACCCACACCGTGAAACATATCCGGTCAGCGTTTAGCACAGCCCGCATCCATTACGCGAAACACAAGCAGCTGGTCAAAGTAAAACAGTATCTTAACGCTCAGGAGGAGGTCATCAGCGAAGGCCTGACCCATGAGGAAGCCGGTCAGGTGCGTTACCTGTTTTCACTGGGTCGTCCGGGGCGCACACATAAAGATGCCGACGCCTTTTTACACTACGGTGCGCAACGCTGCAATGATGTATTGAACGCCCGCAAGCCGTCGGTAGGCCTCCCGGTACTGTCCTCTGACGTTGACCCTAAGCAAGCCGCCGGGCGTGCTGAACGTAGTCCCGACCTGATGCCCGCGTATGAGGCGTGGATCAAACGTTGCGTAGCACACAGTGTGCCCCTCATCCCGTACAAGTGCCCTGAATGCCAGTACCCACTATTCACACGCCACGCCCCGCAGTTTGACCGCTGGGACAGCACAGCAATGTGCCCACAGTGCCATAAGCTGTACGTCAAGATAACCGAGGGTGATACAGTCACCGTACTGAGAATGCCATCATGAAAGACGGCCAAGTCTGGAAGTCCACGCGGCGGGAGTTATTTCATCGTAGGCATACGTAGCGTGTTTGGGGTTGCATTGTACAACCTGCACGGAAGCCTTGAGTTTCATGCCCCGCTGGAATATTTCAACAACGGCGCGCTAACCCTTATTGCCAACAATTACCGGAAACTTAAACCATGAGAAAAGCCGAATTTTTATCTAAGCTGGAGAAGGAAGCGAAAAGCGCGCCTAATCCACGGGATGCGCACATTGAGGTACACCGCGATAGCTATGTGTATTTAGCGTATACGTATCAGCATAACCCGGAAGCCTCTATTAAGCCCTTTAAAATGCTGCTGACCGAGCACCGCACCGCAGCCGGGGCGCACGAAAAAGCCGCACAGTTATCCCGCTGGCTTGACGAGCAGGAAATTATCCCGGTACAAGTGAATAAGGACGCGCTGATCCGCAAACTCTACGTATCGCTTGAATACGAAATTGGGGTATTGGGGATCTCCACCGAGTTCACTCCTAACCAGATTAAGCAAATGGAAGCCATCGCACAGCGCCAGACGTGCGGCACGGTTAAGGTAGGCCGGTCATGAGCTGGCTACCGTTGATCTATGTTGTGGGCGTTATCGTGTGCGGCTGGCTCCTCATTAACGACGAGCGCCACGCGTTGCCCGCTGACCGTATCCCGGCATCCATGGCGGCGCTAGTTATTCTTGCGTGGCCGGTAACCGTCATAACAATGGTGTGGTGTCTGGTAGAGGAGTGGATATTCCATGACGAACGATAAACCGCGCTGGCGGTATGTGCTCACCGATTCGCTCAATATCGGCGATGTTGTATATACAATGGGGGTAACGTGGAAGGTTGTGAGTATATGCTCCCGTAATTCCTATAGGCATTTCTGCCTGACAACACAAGACGGTAGTAGAGCGAGTATATCTTGGTTTAACGGTACTCAACGGTGGCGGAGGATATACGCAAATGATTAAAGCCCGATTTACGAAAGCGCCGGGCGGCATAGTCCGCACCGGCATCTATTACAACGTCAATTATCACACCAGCCGCAACAACCTCATAGAGCTGGAAGCCAAGGGGCATGGCGTTTTGTTGTATGACCGCGCCACATGGGACGCCGCCCACGAACGGGGCGAGATAATTATTTTAAAATAAAACTTGCAGGGTGATTCTGCCTAGGCTATATTTAGTTCAAGGCAGTACTCAACCAATCACCCAGTAAGGAATATCACATGAAAAACTCAGTCACCCACGTAGCGCAGAACGGCAACAAATTTCTTTTCTCTTATGGTGAACTGGTCGCCGCTTTCATCTCAGGCCGTGGCGTATTGAAATCCGATGCTTTCCACTCCCGCACCACTGCAAACCACATCTCGGCTTTCGTGAAGGCGACCGGCTGCAACGTGACCGTAACCCCTGACGACGAGCTGCAAGCCCTGTGTGATGTTCATTGCGTGTTCGCGGCCAACTGGCTGCAATCAAACGGCAGCGGCGGTACCGAGCCGGCAGACGGATGCAACCGCAAACGTAAGCTTATTGGTCACTTTGATACATATCTGGAAGCGAAAACCGCCGCGCTGGCATGGAACTACGTCAACGAGCCGGGCAAACTGTCCCGCAAAGCAGAGGTTATGAAAGGCGCATACCGTTACTAAGTGAATTTATACGCAGCGCCTCACCCGGGGCGCTTCAATAAGTTCGCCACTAACACAGAGAGCACACCATGACACGCACACAGGTTCACGTTAATTTCAAAAGCAGCCCGCTGCACAACTACGTCACCAGCGTAGCGGACACCATGACCGACGAAGCGATCCGCACATACTTTGTCAATACCCGTTTTTGCGTAGGGTACAACAACGGCGTAGAAGATTTTGCAGTCTGCACCGATGTAGAAGTCACCCGCCAGCCCGCGCCGGATACAATTGACACCGGCATGGACGCGGCCACCGATGCGCTGTTTAAGGATTTGATGGGGATCCCACTCGTAACCCGCGAACTTGCCGGGCGCGACATACTCACCATTGCGGGAACACTGGCCGCTAAAGGATATCGTAAATGAAACGCACGCCGGAGCAGGAACGGGCACGACAGGAACGCCGCCGCAGGGAAGCGGGGTTTGTGAAGTGCGACGTGTGCGGCAACACTGCGGGCGTAGGCCAAACACGATGCATCGCACACCGGGAATCGCCATATCTCGGGGTGGCTGTTAGTTTCTGGGATGCCAGCGAGTTAACCAAAGACATACAGAATTTTGTAGCACAGATCGGCGGAGACGCAGACAGTAAAGAGTTGCGCAACTTAGCCAACTATTTAACCAGTAAAGGGTGGAAGAAATGAGCAAAGTATTTATTAAGCAGCTGCGGGATCCTGAATACCGCAAACAGCAGGCATTCACCAATTACGCCGAGTCAGCGCCGTTAATCCTCGCATTCTTCGCGGGGCACAACGCGGCCAAGGCTGGGCACAATTACATCGACACTAAAGCCCCGTTCGTAAACGACGCTGATAATCTGGAAGCGTTCAATGTGGGCTGGGATGAAGGGAGTAAGGCACGATGAAAGCCCTGTCTGTATTACTCGCCGCCGCCCTGCTGTCAGGGTGTGCATTCAGCGCGGGAGACTATGAGTATGAGCCGAAGGCTAAAGACAGCACAGATTTTACTTTTGTTGGCGTGCCTATGGTGGCTGCTTTCCAAGGTAGCAGCGTACCAATTACGCCGACACTCAGCCTTACGGCGCTGCACGTGGCGGAGCTGATGCCGTGGCGCATTGTCGCGGTTCATGGTCAGTGTGACCTTGCGCTCATCCGCAACGACAACCGGGGTAAGGTGCTGCCGGTGTTAGAGGATGTGGCAAAGGGTCAGGCGGTCACCACGAACGGCTACAGCGGGCGCACAATGCTTCCTGTCCGTGGGTATGGTGTCGTTACCGGCACGGAGAAGGATGACCGCTCAGGGTACACCGCGTGCAGTCTGGACACCACCGGCGCTGGCGCTGTGCAAGGTATGTCGGGCGGCGCAATCCTCGCCGCTGATGGCGGCCTCGCCGGTATCCTGATCGGCATTGATTACACTCCGTCACGCACGTTTTACGTGCCGGCTCGCACAATCCGCCCTTGGTTACTGGAGCATATCCAATGACCGGCGAGATATGCGGGTGCCGTCGGGGGTATAAGAGCTGGCACGATGGGCTGTGCGGACACTGCCGCACCCGCAAGGATAAGGAAAAGCTCGCAAAGTATTTCCGCGAGATTGACGCACTACAGCCCGCTGTACAAATCATGGGTATGCACACACTAAGAGCGAGGTATTTTGGAAAATGAGTATCGAAATCCTACGGGAAGTACTGGCGGCAGCGCCGAACAATCACTACGTGGTTCAAACCACCGTTCGTTACTCCACGATACGCGACGCACTGGCCGATCATGAAGCGATGCGCGAAGAAGCACAGCGCCAGACAGACCGCGCCGACGCTGCCGAGGCCAAGCTCAAATCAATGGGCGTGAAGCCGTGCCCGTGCTTAGGGATCAGCTGTCTTGGTTGCCCGGACTGCGGCGCGGTGATGGGCGACGCTACTTATCGGGAAATGTTTGGGGACATGTCAATGCCCGTAACTAACCCGGTGCAACGCTGGGATTCGCTATACCACGCGCCCATTGCTGATGAGATGCGCGAAGCCTTAAACAATTTGGTACGTGATGGCGCGAGTATGTTGTACGGTGGCCGCATGGTAGGAAAGTCTCGGCTGTACCATGAGTTCGTCGGCTATGATATGGCAAAACCCGGCTCGGATAAAACCGTGACGTGGGAGTACATGACCGAGACGGAAGCCGTGGAACGCGCCCGGGCGCACAGCGCCTCGTACCATATCGTTATCGCCAGTCATTACCAGCCGGTTATCGTATGTAAATTTGCGAAGGGGGATAAGGTGCGCCGCGAAGGAAGCCCGCATACTTACAACTTCAAAACGCTGTTGCCCGATGGCTTATGTAAAATCGGGCGGCAGGTACACGTAGGATACGCCCGCGTGTGGATCGTTCCTGTCTCGGAGATTCGACACAATGATCAGGGGGCGTGACCTTAAAAAGAAAGTGGCCGGGCTTAACGTCCGGCACAACGTAGACCCCGGGCACATCACGTATATGGATTGCGAGCAGTGGCGCAAGCCTGACGGGCACAGTGTATGGCGCGTAAGGATGTGGTCAGCCCGGGGGTTCATTTACGTGACGTCGTGGATGTCTGCGGCGCTCAACGTCACCGAGTTGGACGGCAAAGACTGGCGGCATCTTTTAAAGATTGCGAAATTATGAAATAAAACTTGCAGGGCATTTCTGACTGCGCTACATTTGAATCACACCACACAACAGAAGGTAAACAGTAATGAGAATGACAGCATATATTCGCGGCCAGATGGTAGAAAAAGCTCTTGAAACATCTGGGTATGCCGAAAGGCACCGGGCGCTCGTGGAAACTACCGCTCTTTATGCGGAGAAAGTACGGCAGGTTATCTTAGCGGCGGAAGGCACTAACGATTCTAAGTTAGACGACCGCTACGCGACGCTGCACGACGTGAACAAATCGGCATTTCTGCATGTGAGTACGTCCCGTACCTACCATGACACACCCCATTACAATGTGAACATCGGCGGCCTGGACGTATACCTGTATCTGGACGGGCAAAGCCATAGCCAAACGGGGAGTACCCACCTCACCGAAGCATTCAAAGAAGGGCAGAAATCTGGTAAACGTTGCTGGGTCCCACGTTCTCGTCGCAACGTGGATAGCGAAGAATTAAAGCAGGAGTTTATGGATATTGAATCCGACTGGGTAGTTGTTGCTAAACTTAAAACTGACGTAACCGAATCGGTAAAAGCAGCCGTGTCGCAGTATTCCACTGTGGAAAAGATGATAGCCGCGTGGCCGGAAGCCAAAGAGCTGTTGCCTAAAGACCTGACCGAGCCAAAAGGCACCGCCATAGCCTTAGATATTAAAACGCTCAATGCTATCTGCGGCGTCCCGACAGGGGAATAAAGATGTTTGGAGAGCACAGAGATTACGAAGCCGAAGACGCGTATCATCGGCAGCAAGATGAAATCCGACGCGGTAGAGTATGCCACGACACCAATCAACCGCCCGACATGGGCGTACTACCAGAGGTAAAAGTTATGGCTAAAGACCCGAACTACCAAATCCCAGTCCCAGATTACTGCGCGACATCATCAGCGCCACCGGTACCTCCAATTCCGCCCGCGGTAGGTTACATCTACACGTTCGTGTCGAAGTCCGGCGCTGTGATTAATGGCAAGCTGACCGCCTCCGGGTTGAAAAACTATTTGGTCATCAATCTGGTAACCGGCGCAGAGATCATGTTGGACAAACACGGCATCGTGGACGTCTCGCCTACTGTCAAGCACGAAGCGGTGACCGCTGCGGCACTCACGAATGCGATTGATTCTTTCCGCGAATATCAGGAAGAAGACGGGGGAATCAGCGTGGGCGAGTACCTGCTGGGCGTCATCCGCGACGGCAACATTCACTTAGTTTTCTGGGAGCCAAAGCCATGAAGCACTATCAGGCAATTCTATTCTTTACCGGCTTTGCCCTACTGGCCTCGTGCAACTACAGCGACGCGGCCACGGTTGAGATGTATCTCGACAGCACCGCAGCAGGCTGTAACATCACGCTGGACGACACCGGGATCAGCACCACCGGCGCGACCTGTCAGCAGCTGTACCCGCTATTGGATGACGCAGCCGCGCAGGTATTCCCTGACGATGTGGTCGTGGTCACCATTGACGGCACGGAGTACCAGCGGCTATGAGTAAACGTTTCGGGCGTAACCAAAAGCGCGCATTTCGCGCAGAGCTGGCGGAAACTAACGCAACCAATCAGCACCTGATTAACGAGCTGGGGCGTGAGCGCAATCTTAACCGTGATTGCAAGGATATTCTGGTCAGTCAGGGCGAAGCCATCCGCATGACGCGGGAGGTGCTGGGGCGGTACTTCCCGACGCTGCCGGTCATTGAAGTGTATGCAGAGTGTGCGCCGGATCAGCCGTATGTTGTAGCCCGTGAGCCTCGGGTATCGTGGCGTAACTCGGCGTATGAGCCGATGGCAGAAGTGAATGATCTGATGTTCCGCACTGAACAACTCTACGCGTTAGAGGGTCACGTGGAGCTTAATAAATTGCAGCGTTGCATGACGGTGCGTAGCTGGTACAGAAATGAGGGGGTGTCCTACCGAATCAGTGAGCAAGCCTTGCAGCACATGCCGCAGGGTGTTTTAGAAGGTCTGTTAATCCGTGATTTTATCCCGCACTTAGTGCAAAAACTGAAAGGTAAATACAATGGCTAATCGTGTAACTTATGCAAACGTAGTTCGTGCTATGGCAGTTGTAGCGTCCGCAAGCATCACCCAGCGCAGCAACGATAAGAAAGTTATCGCGGCACAGAAAGCCTGTGACGAATACAAGTCACGCGGCCACGGTGGCAAGAAAGCCCACAAGCCAACGGGCATCGCAAAGGCGCGCCGTGCTGCGCGTAAGGAACGCAATCGTGGCTAATAAATTATGGGCGTTACTATTCGGCGCAATATGCGCGGTTATGTCCTTCCTCGCCGTATCACTACTCATCGGTGTGCTGGTGCTACGCCCGGATGACTGGGCGGTCAGTGTCACCGTGACCGTGTTCGATGGGTTGATAGCCGCCGTGTGCTTCGTCAAGTGCCGCAAAGAATGGAAAGCTGCTCATGGCAATGCCTGATCTCTTTATCGACGTTGAAACCGCAGGTAAGTCTGACCGGGCGGCGATTATCAGTATCGGTATGCAATTTTGCAACATACGAACCGGCGAGAAGGGGCCGACATTCTACGCGCAGATAAGCCCAATCTCTGCGTTGCAGTATGGTGAGAAAGACGAGTCAACTATGGCGTTCTGGAATTCCAGCAAGACGACGCCAGAAGCCCGGCGGGAGGCGTTTGGTGGCACCAAGACCGCGCCGCAGGTCGGGGCGGAAGTGATATCGTTTGTCAAGACGCAACCCTACATTAAGCCGTGGGGTAACGGATCGATATTCGATGTCACTATCATGCAGCACTGGTTCCGTATGCTGGGGATAGAAATCCCGTGGAACTTTTGGGACGCCCGGGATTTGCGGACGCTTCTGGATATCGCCGGGATGAATAAAAAGTCTGTCCCGTTCGAAGGAACGGAGCACGTCGCTATCGATGACGTCATGCACGAGGTTGAATTAGCCTGTGCGGCGTATGCTAAAATGTTCAAGCCAGAAGGGGATGACCCGGAACTGGTGATAGGGGCGATGTAATAACCGAGGGGGTACGTTATGCCACGATTCAACACGCAGCAATCAGGATTTATTCGGGCACTGGACGACGGCGACAAGTCACTCGTAGAAGACCGGCTTAACCGGTTGCTGCTGTGGGGGATGAATAACGTACCCGCTTTCAAAGAACCGTGCCGCCTCGCATTACTTGGCCGCTTCGGATTCGTCCAATGCCAGCGCCTTGGCTGGTCACTTTTAAGGATCACAAATGAGTAACATTTACACCGAAGATTTAGCCCGCTGGTATCTGGCGGAACTGGCATCCGCAGACCCGGAGACGGTAACGGGCGATGTGTTTGAAGTTATCGGCGAGTCGGATTGTTCCATTGACGTGAGCATCATCACGCTGGCGGATAGTGTGCTGGATATCCTCCACCGCCAGACACTGCTGATCCAGAAGTTGCAGGACATGGCTCCTGATCTGGATGCGGCCAAGGCTCTGGTATTCTCCGCGTATAGTACCCCGGGCGACCGTTACCCAGATGATCGGGCGTGGTCGTATGACCTTCTCAAGAAAGCGACTAAAGCGCACTCCCTGTTGCAGGGCGTAGCAATCCCCGCAGAGGAATCAGCCAATGCAAACACCATCCGCACCGGGCAGTGACACACTGGAAGACGACGAAGACGACATCTTTGATGAGATGTTAGAGCGCTACATGGTGATGGCAGGGGGCGACCCTGACGCGGCCACGCAGATAGCAGCGCAGGTACTCCACATATTTATGGTGGAGTCTCAAAACCCTAAAGTAATTGTCCGGGGCACGGAGGGTGACCCCGATATGGTATCAGTGCTGGGCGACGTCGTAGAAAACGATGATGAAATTCCGGCCGGAACGGTGATCCACTAATGAAAGACGATCAGGAATATATTAACGCGTGCCTGACCATAGCTAAATACATGACGGCGAGGGGAGAGGGCCGGGTAAGCCAATTTGTCGGGGACATGGGGCGGATCCATATCAGTATAGATGCTGTGGCTAGGCCGAGCAGTAGCGCGAGGTGGATACCCGCAGAGCATGATTTTATCCGTACTCATGCGGCCACCGTGTCCCCGATAGAAATGGCTAAGGCATTAGGGCGGTCGGTAGATGCTGTACGTGTGCGTGCGTCTATGCTGGGGGTCAGGTTAGAGCGTAAAGGGCCGCAGTATGATATGCGTGTAGCGGATAGACTTGCCGGTAAAATACCCGCAAAAGATATCGCGGAACGCATAGGGTGCAACGTCAGCACTGTGCAGAAATATATTGTTCAAAATGACCTCCCACGTATGAAAAAAGGTGGTAAGCATGATCGTAAATAAGACACTCACTTTTGTTTATAACCGCGATACGAAGCTGCACGAGTCCGTCGTCACCGGGCGATTGCTAAACTATGTGGGCGGTGCGCCTCCGCACATTTACGCGCTGGTAGACGAAGACGGATCAACGCATCACCTGTATCTGGAAAAGCTTGGCCCGGGGGATGTGCTAACGCAGCTCAATTATTCCGATTACCGGGGAAATGCTACGGGGTCCGCAATATTTATCAGAGAAAATTAAATAATCCTTGCAGGGCGTTTCTGACTGTGCAATATTAACTCCGAACCTAACCAACTCGGAGTTTTTCTTTATGTCACTTATCGAAATCACACAAGCTGCAATGCGTACCGCCAAAGCCATACCGGGCGCGGATATCACCGTCCATGAGTCAGGCAGCGGACGCAATTTCCGTGTCGAAATAAAGCTCAATGGCGAGCAATACTTTGAGTCTGGCACCCCTCAGTACCTCCTCGGCTTCCTCCGTGGCTTCACCGCGCGAGGTACGCAATCATGAAAGAATTCACCGCAATTATCAGCACTGCCAAAATCGGCACGCCTTCCCGCTTTATCCTGTACCTCATCCACCACAACCATGTGGCAGCTGCGAAGTACCCTGACCAGCAGCACATGACCTATGAAGAACTGGCCGACTCCACAGGATTAAGCCATGACCGCGTGCGTAAAGCGTGCGCCCCACTCGTTAAAGCTGGCCTCATCACGATTGAGTACCGTCGTAACAAAGGCCCGGCGCTGATCAGACTGGTGCAACCATGAAAGCGTATTTCTTTGACGGCCCGCTCGCCGGTAACGCCTCCGAGATGTCGGTGATAGAGCAACAGTCCATGACTATCATGGTTAACTACCTGTGGGCGGGCCTCCACCAACACACCGCCCAGTATTTCCCGCTGTATGAGGGGACGCTGGCCGGGCTTCCGGTCTGTGTGATGACCACACGCACGGACATTGCAGAACGCGACCTGATCAATCTGATTGACGAGGCCATGGCAATACAGCTCACCGCGCCCGATGAGGAGGCGCTGGCAGATCGTACGTCATTACAGCTTGACTCCGGCATACTGGACACCCTGTCCATGAATTATATCCGGCGGATGGCGCTCCTGAATAAACGCCTGCTGGAGATTCAAAATGAAAGTGTCCATAGCGATAAACGACGTGATGCTGAAAGAAGTGATAAGCGCATTGGTGGCCGCAGCGGTCAGCCCGACGGCGCTCAATAACGACGCGTACCGGATGTATGCCACCATCGGTAATATCGGCGGCTACGCAATCAACCTATCCCTGATTGACGAAGGGAGCGAAGGCGAGACAGCCATCGCCCTGACCGGAGATCTGGAATGTATAAGCGGGGAATTAATTAAATGACTGATGCAACAGATATCGAGGCGCTGCGCCGCAGATCGAACGACTTGCGCACCGCCGACCAGACGGACGCATTCATAGACCTGTTACTGGATAAGCTCGAAGCAGAACGCCAGCGGGCTGTCAAATTGGATGACCGAGCAAAATGTGCAGAGGCCGAGCGAGATAAAAACATCGCGTGGCACTCGAAGCAATTGAAACGCGCCAATGATTTAGAGGCAGAACTCGCAGCGCTGAAAGGCGATCAGGTGCTGGTGGCATACACAGATACTCTCTCATTAGAAACCCTGCAAGGCAATGGTATGGCTTGCATGTGGAAGCAAGGAAATGGTGCAGAATGGAGAGAGCAAATTCCACTATTCACCACCTCGCAAAAGCCGGTCGTGCATCCCGATACAAAACGTATGGATTGGCTCTGTGCCCACTGCGTGGAAGTTCGCGACCCTCAGATGTACGGGAGTCACGCAATGTTTCACGCCCAACAGGACAGTGAGGAATGGGATTTGCCTCATCACACAACGTTACGTGAGCAGGTTGACGCAGCAATCGAGGCCGCTGGCGGCAAGGTGCAATCATGAATGACGAATCAATGTGGCGTGCAGTTCACGCAATGAATGACGCAGCCGAGAAAGCCAATCGTGCGGCCAATCGGATTGAGGAGGCCACACAACAGCTGCGCGTCCTGTTCGAAGATGGGTACGGTGGCAACGCCCTGAAACTGATCGAACTGCTGGACGACGGCAAGGTGGAAACACTCGCAGAGTACTGCGCCCAAGCGGCTAAGGTCGTGGAGACATGGCCTCAGTGGAAACAGGACGGCGCTGACGTAACCAAATTCACATTCAACGGGGTCAGGCCATGAGCGCATTGACGGTTAAGCAACTCAAGAAAGCACTGCGCGGCGTGCCTGACGACGCCGAGGTCGTACTGGTAGACCATGACCATAGCGAAGATGAGTACAACGGCATCGCTCGTTTTGTCGGGCACGAAGCGTTTGGGGGAGTGCGATACGAAGCTGTCCGCAGCGAAGAAGGCGGTGCCGCAGATATCTTCTGGATACAGGTATGAGAGAGATATATTTGTGGCGCAGTAATTTTCAGATAATGAAAAACTGGGTGGGGATCATACATGCGTATCAGTGGGCAAAGGATGCCGCAGCAGAAGGCAGATACATGGGAAATAAAAAGGGGCTTTAAGCCCCTTCTTTTTTGTGCGCAACATTCAGCAACTCAATGCCATCCTCGGCGTGTCCCACATACCATTTAGTTTTCGATGTGCGCAGGATCTGGCCGAGTCTTTGCTGGGATACGCCAAGCTCCGCAGCTGCCTTTACGACAGACGGATACTGCATCACCCACGCTTTCAACTCAGTCATTTTCATTCGTCGTTAGTCTCTTTAAGAAAGGAATGTTTATTGTAGTCCCTCGCGTCGAAATGTTCAATCTCCTGATACCCCATCGTGCCGCGCTCAAAAGTGAATATCGTCTGACCAAGGTTGTTATCTTTGACCGGCTTGCCCGTGACAGGGTGCAGGAACCCAACGCGGCCACGGCTGTACTGTATTGAACTGGCCGCGTCCAGTGCTTTGTGATACCAGTACGCACCGGTCTGGCTGTTCACGATGGCAACCACATTACGCCCGGCCAGCCCCGCCTCAATCCATTTATCGACCCACGGATCCACACTGCTGAATGGCGGGTTACACCACAGCCCGGCGTCAGGTGCGCAGAAGTCCGCCCATCGCAGCGCCAGCGCATCGTTAAACCAAATCGGCAGCTTTGAGTTACCCTCACAAGCCGCCGTGTCGATGGTCAAATTGTAGCGTTCCCGCAGACCTGTGAAGATACAGTCCGGTGTCCCCCAGAAATCTCTCAACTCTTTCGGGGTCTTGCTGGCATAGAAAGGCCTCATGCTTTAGGCCTTTGGTAGTGCCCGGCATAATGCGGGAATCGTTTCAGGAATCTGGTCGCGGACAATTTCTTAGGGCTGCGTGACCCCCACGGGCGGTACAGCACGTACACCACTTTGTTGAGAACTTGCAGAGAGCACACCGTCACCGACGTGGCGGTTGCCCCGTCCCGCGTCGGACGGAAAATCCCGTTAAGCATAAACTGGCAATCGGATTCATTGATCATGGCTTCTCCACCAAATCTATTAGCACGTTAGCTTGCTGTTTTACGCGGCAGTTTTCACATAACAGCACAGTTTGTGTACGTTGGTTGAAAATATGAGCCTTCTGCCCGCACCGGGAACTATCACCGTTAGGGTTGAGAAGTACTCCGCAGCCGACTGTATGCTTTTTAAATAACGTCATGGTAACTCTCCTAATGGTGGGGCGGTTTCTTCTACAGCGAAGGCCAGACCTTTGAAGCCGGTTTGACTCCCGCGCTGTATGCGTTCGACGCCGGTTACGGCTGACTCAATGCCACGCATGAGCTGATCACGTGACATCTTGAATCCACCGAACAGGTTAACCCATCCGCCGTAACGGTGATAAATCTGCAAGTCAGTCAGGAAGCCATTAGGATCCGGGCGCAACGTCTCTGATACGAATGACAGCGACGGAGACAGCGAGCGGCGCAGCAGCTGTTTCTGGAACATAGTGGCTTTCGCGTCGGTAAACTTGCCTTTAGTGCGCAGGTCGAACAGCCCACGGATAGCCCAGTTAGCGATGCCCGGCAGTTCTTTTAACAGGCGCTCAGTCAGCCCGGCATCTTCCCGCCCGGCGTGTGACTGGGTAAATGGGAAGTACAGGATACGGTCAACGATGGAGCCAGACGGATCGTTAAAGTACGGGAATTCGTTTGCGATAAGCATCAGGCGCGTTGACATCGTGCTCGTGGCCGCGCTCAGGTACTTACGGTTAAAGGTGATGGCATCGTTACCTGAGATGCGTTTCAGGTTCTCCATGACCTGTGAACGTGTCGGCCCTTGCACATCCCCAGCGTCCGAAATGATAGCCAGCAATTTGCCGTCCATCGTCTGCAAGACAGGCGCTTCCGCCAGACCGGCCAGACCCGGAGAGGCCACGTTAAATTGACCGACCATCTCCGACATTACGCGGGCAATGGTCCCCTTCCCGGAACGTGGCTTACCCACCAGTACCGCGATTTTCTGGTGGCGGTAGTCATGCACCAGAGAGTACCCGCACCACTGGCGGAAGCATTCAATCATTTCCGGATCAGTACCCCACAGGCCGTTGATAAACTTTTCCCACTCAGGGCACTGCGCGCCCGGGTCGTAGTTGTATGTCAGGATATTCTGGGTCAGCAGATTGATATCGTGCTCAGGTTTGAAAGTATTCTCCCCTAAATTCAGAATGCCATTCTGGAAAACGATGGTGCTGTCAACAGGCCTGTCAGGCTCGCCACGCCACGCGGGCATCTTCGGCACACCTTCGGCCATCTTGGTCAGCAGGATGCCAAGGGAGCCGGACACGTCGGAGTTTGACGGCATTGTGTGTTCCATTGCCACGAGCAATTTATTGCGCAGGATTTCCCGGTCAAGGCATTCAAACACCTTGCCATTGAATTTATAAACTTCCTCCATGAAAACGAACATCTCACCATTCGGGCTGTACATGCGCATAAACATCTGGGCGTTGTTGGTCTGGTTCTTATTGAACCCGACTCCGTGCATGGCGATCGCGTCACCTTCCAGCGGATTAATCTTCGGCAACTTCGCCAGCGCGGGCAATTCTATTTCGTGCTGGATCTCTCCCACAGGGTCAGCACTGGCACCCGGTGGCAATCCGAAAGGCATATCCAGCCAGACCTGCAACGAACGGTTACCCGTGGCATTCTGTCCGTACTTATACGCATTGACGATAGGTTGCCACAGCTCGGCGTCATCCCACGGCGGGATGTTGTTCTCGTTCCAGTGTTCCAGCATCAGCTCGTGAGTACACGCCTGCGACAGGCCATAGTCGCGGCCAGCGGCGGCTGTCTTAAATGTGACCTGATTCCCGCCTTGGCCGCTGACCGCAATCTCGGCGCGCTGCGTCAGGTACTCAATATATTTGCCTTGGTTTGCCGGGCTGTCGTCAAAGTCGCCAATGCCTTGGGCAGATGCACCGCTGCGGGATTGCATCCACGCCACAAGCTCCGCGCCTTTCTCTGCCGTCAGCGGGAATTGCTGCACCAGTTGAGACAAGTTGTAGCGGTGCGTCGTTTCCGGGCAGTGATGCAGCTGATAAGGCATCGGGTTAGCGAGGTCTTTCTGGTGGTTGTACCCCGGAATGCGCATCACGCGGTCGGTATTGACCAGCGACTGGTCGGTGCCGAAATACAGCGCCAGTTGCTTCTGTGCCATACGCCATTCATCAGGCGTAGTCTGCCCGTCTATAAACCAATAGGCGTGCCAGTGGGTAGGGTCGCGGTACAGGATAGCGTGCGGCGGTGACGGCCATGACGTAGGGAACGCCGCGCCATCGGAGTCAATGAACACCGCCCGGAGAATATCCGTATCTTTCTGGTAGCGTCCGCCAGTTGTAGATCCGTTAACGCACATGAACACGCCGCAGCCCTGCGCCTGTTTGGTGCGCAGCTTTGCATCAGCGGCAAGGTCATATGCACCGTACCAGTGTTCGGCGTATGGGTCATTCCAATCAGACGGCATCTTCGGGTCATAGAAGGTCTGGAACGTAACCGCAGGGGATGCCATACCCGTAAGCGCCCGCAGAAAGATGAGCGCCTGATCATAGTGGGTCATGGAGTAGCCCTTTTATTTAGTGGCTTTAAGTAACTTCTCGGCGATTTCCAGTTTAGCGGCGGGGATGACCGGCCCACTGTTGCGCAGGTACTGCGTGAGGCTTCCGATGGTGTACCCGGTGGCCTCCATAACTTTGTCGGTGCCATAATCGGCCACCAAGGAAGTGAGCTGCTGCGTGCGGATGTGTGGGGTTTTATTTTTTACCATTTTTAAAATTCTCAATGTAGGTTCTGACTTGCGCGGCGTCGGTAACGAATCCGCAGATGGCACCCAGTTGGGAGTACGCAGACAGGTGCGCAAACTGCGCCACTGCCCGGGCATCACTCTGGGAAAATTTCCAATCCGGCGCTTTATTCTCCAGATGGAGCGCCACCCCGAACACCCGGCCAACGTGATGAGGCTGTATCACAATCGGTACAACGCCTACACCATCCGGGGTTTTATAAACTTCATTGAGCTGCTTCGAATCGTTACCCAGACCGAAGCGGATCATTGTATTCGATTTTGCGTCCATGCACGCGCCTGAGTTATTGCGCAGCAGTGAACCGCCGTATTCATTTTGGATGATTAATCGGGAGTCATCGAACCCGCGTTTCTCTGCTTTACTCATCGGAATCCTCTCATTAGTTATCGAAGCATACAGGATAAATAAGACTTTGCAAAATTTTATTTCAGTGTCTTGACGTGCTCAGTAATTTGCACGCTCAACTCGTGGGCTTCTTTTGGTTTCAGGGTCTGGGCGTTGTATACATCCACCCCGAAACGGCGGCGGAAAATCTCCTGTGCGGCGTGCTTCGGCATGTGCTCATGCAGTGACAGCCATTCGTACATCGCCGGGCGGAGGATATTATTTTGTGCGGTCTGCCACAGGCGATGTGACGCGGCCACGTTGGCTTTGCCCTGTGCGTACACCGACGACATGGACGCATACTGTTCTGGCATGATGAGCAGCTTTTGCAAATCCTCGGCGGCTTCCTGTTTGTACAGGATGTGCTGATCGTCCACGTCTTCCACGTTACCACGCAGCGCGGCCAGTTCCTCGGCGCTCACCATCTGTAACTTGCCTTCTTTGAATAGCGGCTTGCCACGCCCGTCGCTGACCGGTTGTTTCTGGCCGCATTGAGGACAGCACGGCTTGGTGATCTGGTACACTTTCCCGCAGGCTACTTCTACCGCCATGCCGAATGCGGTACGGGTCACCTTTGCCCGGCACGTTGTCAGCGGGATATCGTTTTTATATTCGTCGTCATCAGTGCTGCCTTTCTTGGTGTCAAGCAGCGTCCAGTGATGCACTTTATCCGGCAGTCCGTGCTGCCGCCAGTTGCCTACATGATCCAGCAGGAAGGCTTTCCCCTTCCCTTCCAGTGGGCGCAGTATTCGCCCAAAGGCTTGCATGTACCACTGCTTAGACATCGTGCGGCGGAGCATCTGCGCGCCTTCAATTGCCGGGAGGTCGAACCCTTCCGACACCAGATCCACCGTGTTGAGCACGAGGATTTGACCGGCGCGGAATTTAGTCAGCGTATCCTGCCGGGTTTTGAAATCGTTGCCACCATGCAGAACTGCCGCCGGAATACCGTGGCTGTTGTACTCATCGTTCACCGTCTGCGCGTGGGTGATGTCACAACAGAAGGTAACCATACGTTTGCCGTATTGCAGCTCGCGGTAATGCTTCACGATATCCCCGACAATGGTCGGCTTCATCATCTTGGCCGCTTGCTGCTTCGCGTTGTAGTCACCGCCCGCCGTGACGTTGACGTCGGACATATCAACTTCCTCAATCGGCGGCTCGTAGATGTCGTAATCGCACAGGTTGCCCATCTCTATCAGCGTGCGCATGGTCGGGCCGAATACCATCGTTTCAAAGATCCCATTAGCGGCCATGCTGCCCAGACCCTGACCGTCAGTCCGGCACGGTGTCGCGGTTACCCCCATCCATCGGGCGTTAGGCGTCAGGTCATACGCGGTGCCAAAGGTGTTATTTTTCAGGGTGTGGTGCGCTTCATCCGGGACACACAGGCCAACGCCCGCCAGCGTGAAGGAGAGTTGAGTCGGCTTGTTTTTATTCCACGAGTTGATGGTCGGCACACTGGCAACGAGCACCTTCGCCATATCGTCAACGTAGCTGCGGCCATGCTCCATAATGTGCAAGTTACCGCAGTGGCGTTTGTCCACATCGTTGGAAATAAACGTGTGGAAGACCTGTTCTTCTGCGAGCGCGGCGCTGATCTGGTAAATCAATTCTGCCCGGTGAACCTGAATCATTACTTTATAGCCGAGCTTTACGTAGTCCCGGACAATGTGAACGAGCGTGACTGTTTTCCCGGCACCCGTGGGCATGACAACGAGGACGCAGCGCACGCCCTGTTGCCACACGTTATACACTTCCCGGATGACCTGAGTCTGGTATGGTCTAAGTAATCGCATTCGCACAGTCCCAGTAAGGAAGCCCAGTTTTAATTATGCGTTGGCGCATATCCGAAGTACCCCGACCGCCGGGGAATATCACTGCGTATTCAGGGGCAGGGTCGCGGACTAGCATGGACTGGTTGCGGATTATCCCCGCACTTTTCCCGTATTTATCCCAATTCGCAGGGCATTTTATTTCAGGCACACCACGCGATACCGCCCACATCCCACACAGGGTATCGACGCCCCGGGCACCGCCGTGTATAAGCCCGGACACAGCCCGCAGCCCGTGAAGGTAATCAAGACACCCAAAAATATAGCCGGTGTTAGTAAAGTCCCGGCCTCCAGTTACCACAATGATCATAAGACCTCCGCGTTAAGATGAGCCAACAATAAACTTTAAAATAAAAAGTTGCAAAGATTTATTTTTGGTGTTTTACTTCACTCCGACGGCAACAGTGGGTTGCTGATTCTGGAGAATAAACGATGGGCGTTTTAGAAGACATTTTGGCAGCACTCAATTCTATTGACAGTAAGCTGGGCGGGAACAAAGTAAGCGCAGTGGCCGCAGCCGTCGCTGAAAATCTGGCGGACACCGACACCACTACTGTCAATGTAGGCACCGCGCCAGACGCGCCGGTAACAGCAACTAATGACGGCACCGTCGAAGTAGACGCCCGCTCATTCCCGTGGGATGCACGTATCCATGCGAGCACTAAATCAAAAATTAAAGACCTTAGCTGGAAATCTAAGCGCGACGTTGACCCACAGCTTGTACTGGCAGTGGAAAACGAGTACCGTGCGCTCGGATTTGGTGCTCCTGAAACACCGGTTCCAGATCTGGCTCCTCTCACACCAAGCGCACAGACTGGCACGCCGACATTACCGGGCTTACCGGCTGGCCTGCCGCCTATCCCGGCAGCGAAAGCACCAGCGGTCACGGTAGAAATGCCGGTCATCGTAGAAGGCCAAGAGATTGACGACAACCTGATCATGCAGGTGGGCGCGGCGATGTACGCTAAATACAAAGTCGAATTTATCGACCAGTGTTTCGCGCTGTTACAGATGCCGGAAGGTTCCAGCGTTAAGGACATTGATCCTAATTACCGCTGGCACTTCTACCTGATGGGCACCAGCGAGCAGTACCAACAGCACTGTGGTCTGGTCGTCGCGTAATGCAGCACTCACACACAGGGCCGAGTAAAGCGGGTCTGTGGCTCAACTGCGAGGCGTTCAGGGAGATGTCTTCCCTAGCGCCTCCAGAAGAAGATAAGCACGCCGCCATTGAAGGGCGTTGCTGTCACGCTGCCGCAGCGCTTTCAATTGACGACGGGGTTTTCGATACGCTGCCATACGTCGGCAACGAATACGAAGGCATGATTTTCACCAAGGATTTAGCCGAGGCCACGAACCTGTATCCCGACTACATCCGCACACAACGCTTAATCTGTATCGGTCTGGGCGGGGAGTATATCCAGAAGACTGAGCGCCGGGTAGATCTGACGTGGGTACACCCTAAGTTTTTCGGCACCGCAGACAGTATGTTTATCTTTCTGCAAGGCGTCACCGCCGAAGTTGTGGACTTAAAGATGGGTCGTACTCTGGTGGAACCTGATGACCCACAACTGATGTGCTACGCACTGGAAGTTATCCACGAGCACCCGCACATTGAGCGCGTGGCTCTGACAATTGTCCAGCCGCGTCACCCACACGTTGACGGGGAAATCAGGACACACTGGGTAACACGCGATGAGCTGATGGCGTTTGCGCAGCTGGCCGCTCGGATGCAGGAATTGAATTATCAGAACGGCAGACCGGCAACCGCAGGCAGTCACTGCTGTTGGTGCCCGGCTTCCGGCAACTGTGACGCGCATCTGCAATACATCATGGCGCTGGTTCCGATTCACAACCTGCGCCCGGATGTGCTGACCGCTGACCAGATCGACAATCTGTTGCGCCACCAAAAACAGATTGAGGTATTTTTGAAACGTGTTACCGGCTTCGGTCTGGAACTGGCGAAGCGTGGCGAGACATTCAAAAACCTGAAAGTCGTTATGTCGAAAGGTCGCAGCATGACCACTGACATGCCGGTTGACCAGTTCGCCAAAATGGTACATCGCATCACCGGGCAAACTGTGGATCTGGATGCAGTAGCGCCCCGGAAACTGGGGGCGATATCGAAAATACGTGAGGAGTACGGCGACAGTATCGCCAAGCTCATCACGAAGGAAGGCAGCGAGACAATGGCGCTCGTTCCTCTTACGGATAAGAACACGGCTATCGCAATTAACCCGATGGCAAATTTATTGGATACACCAATCCCGGAGTTTAAAAAATAATGACACAACCATTTGTTGATACGGTAGACGGCTTCTTAACGGGCGTGGGTCGTTTCGTCAGCGGTGACGCTTACGCTAAACAGACCACTAACCACAAAGGCGAGCCAGAGCCTGACGAGTCGAAACATAAATTCTTCATGGGTATTCTGTTCCAAAAGAATCAGGACGCCATCACTAAGTGGCCTGTCATCGGCGGCATGATCATGCAGGCTGCGGGCACACACCCACAAGCTGCAACATTCGCTGCGCAGAATTGGAACGGTTTCCACTTCAAATACGAAGATGGCGACGACCCTAAGTTTGCCGACCGCCCGGATTTCAAAGGCTGCTGGTTCGTCAAGTTCTCCAATGGCTTTGCGCCGAAGTGCTTTGATGAAACGAATGCCGACGTGACCAACAACCCCGAAGTGATTTACAAAGGCTGCTATGTTCGTGTGCTGGCTAACGCCAAACAAAACAAAGCCACCGGCAATCAGGCGGGTATTTTCCTCAACTTCTCTATGGTTCAGCGTTGCGGACATGGGCCGAAGATTGTGGGTGGCCCTGACTACAGTGCAATCTTACCGGGTCAGACGTTCGCACTGCCGCCGGGCGCGTCACAGATCCCTGTGGCACCTGCGGCAGCTCTGCCGGGCGGGTTACCTGCTGCCGGTGTTCCTGCTGCTACTGGTCTGCCGGGTGGATTACCTGCGGGTGGATTACCAACTGGCCTCCCAGCGGCCACGTTGCCGGCAGGTGGCCTGCCTCCAGCTGCGGGCGTTCTGCCGGGCGGCGCACCGACGGCGCTGCCGGGGGCTGTCCCTGCGTTACCGGGGGCACCCACCGGTGCCGGAATACCTGCTCTACCGGGAGCTGTACCAGCGATCCCAACTGCGCCGCCAGCTCCGCCGACTCCTCAAAGTCGAATGGTGAATCCAGCGATGGACTACGCGGCGGCTATCGCGCAGGGCTGGACTGAGGAGCTGCTTATCGCTCACGGTCACATGCACCCAGCCGGTGCTCATCCATACGCTCAGTAATCAAATAACCGTGCCAAGGACGGCGCACTTTACCTAGAGGTAAACATGAAAGAGTCATTCTTAAACTGTGAGGCTGCGGCGGAAGACATGGGTCGTGTACAGCGGATAGATTCGTCGTTGTTTGACGCCACAAAAGGCCTGTCCAACGCCGCAGACGACCTGACCGCTGAGATAGTTAAGCTGGTAGGGTATCCGCCGGAACCCCCGAAGTTACCAACAACCGGGTGCGCAACCGGTTCCGCACCTGCCGCCCCGTCACTGCTGGACTCGTTAGAAAACCGGACGCGTAGCATCCGCGAAGTGGCTGACCGTCTGCGGACACTGGCCGCTCATATCCGTAGCTAAGAGGTAAACATTATGCGTAATGAAGGTAAATGCTCAGGCTGTACCCCAAGTAGTACATTAGGTAGCGCAGACTCATCCGCATATATGAAAGTACGTGCGGAGATTCAGACATCTGATCCGGTACGTGGATATGCGGTTGACCACGCCGCTAAGTCTGACCGGTTCGACTCGGTGGACTACGCTCTTAAGGATGCTACCGATCGGCTTGCCCGCAACTACACCCAGCTGGAAGAACTGGCGGGTAAACTTTTCGGATATACATATGCTGCGCCGCCTCCAGATGCCACGCCATGTAGCACCGTGCAGCCGTCAGTAGTCGAGCGTCTGAATAATTCGGTAGAAAGTTTGCAGCACGCTAACTACCGTCTGGAAGAACTGATCAGCGCATTCCAACAATAAGTAAGGACAGACCCTGTGAAAATTTCATTCGTATCTGTTATCACCGCAGGGTCTGACCCTACCGCACCAATCGGCGCACTGACCTGTGTCATTGGCGGAAAGACTACCGGCTGGCTCACCATGCAGCTGGACGAATTTAAAGAGGCCTGCGAGCCATACGCGGCCATTGCCCCACTCATGACTGAGGAGCGCGTCAGCTGCCTGAGTAAGAAGTGGGGACGCGAGACACTGGAAGACGCCATCAATGCACTGGCCGCGCTGCACAAAGCCGAAGGTGTTGACACGGTGCTTTGGGACGACGATGTGGTCAGCCGCATCAGCGCGTTTGCATTCCTCTGGTGCCAGACATCTGACCGCCCGGCGCTGCGTCGCTGTGAAGGCGAGAAGTTTGATTATCAGGCGTCATCCCTGCTGTCCCTGTCCGCACCTCACGCCCGGCTGAATGTGTTTGCCACGAAAGACCGTTGGGCTAAATGTCAGGGCGCACTCGCCGCCATCCAGTGTGTGATGGCCGGCACCCCTGCGCCGCAAATTGTTAACCCTATCCTACCGCCGCTACCAACAGCGCCGAAGCCTGAGCCAGTGACTCCGACCTATAACAACTCGTCACTCCCTCCGCTGCCGGGGCTTTCTAAACTCCCTAAATTACCGGGGCAATAATGGCATACGTCACAACGACATTAATCGACGCCGACTTTGAAACCACGAGTAAGTGTGAGCTGCTGGACGTTGGCGCGCATCGGTACAGCCGCGACCCGTCCACGGTGTGCTATCAGGCGTGGTTCTCATTCGACGGCATAGAAGTGGAATGGCGGCTCGGCTGGCCGTTCCCTCCGCAGCTGCAAGACGCCCTGAATCGGGGCTATCAGATTGCTGCCCACAACCGGGAATTCGAAGCATGTATCTGGAACAACCTGATGCACCCGGTGTACGGCTGGCCGAAGATCCCTATTGATGGCGGAATCTGTACCGCAGCCGTGGCCGCGACGAATGGCCTGCCGCGTTCTCTGGATGGCGTGGCGTTTGTGCGTGGATACCCGGTGCAGAAAGACAAGCTCGGCAACGCCAAGATGAAACTGATCATGAAGGGCTACCGCGAGCCACTGGCGACCAACGTCAATCTGAAAGCCGAAAAGAAGAAAGAAGCGCCTGTCATGGCGTCGTATAAGAAAGGAACGATCCTGTGGGATGACCCGCAGTTTATGAATGACGTTTCCAGCTATTGCCGTGATGACACCCGGGCGGAAAAGCACGTACTGACCGACCCGTGGATGTACCCTATGCGGCCAGAGGAATACCGCCTGTGGCAAAACGATTGCCGCATTAACTGGCGCGGCGCGTACATTGACATGCCGTCCCTGCAAGGCTGTATCGAAACCTACGAGCTGCTGAAAAAATACTACAATGACCAGCTGGTATACCGGACACAGGGGCGTGTGCCTACCGCTGGCGCTGCGTCGTTTCTGGAAGAATCAAAACGGTATGGTGTATCCATGTCCGGGAACACGAAAGAGTCCCGTAAATTCCATCTGGAATCAGACAGTACCCCGCACGAATTTAAGCAACTGCTGCAACTGGTGAACAGCCTCAAGACTACCAGCTGCTCTAAGCTTTATGCCATGCGTGATGCGGTGTGTGAAGACGGGCGCGTGCGTGGGCTGATGGTTTTCTGCGGCGCTGCGCGTACCGGGCGCTGGTCGTCTCGTCTCCTCCAGTTGCAGAACATGACAGGCAACGCAGACCTTAACGATGAAGTTTATGAAATAATTCTTTCATTCTGTCGCGCCCGCGATTATCTTGGGTTGATTAAGCTGTTCGGCTGGGACGCCATGAATGCCATCAGCTGGTGCCTGCGTCCGCTGATCTGCGCTGCGCCCGGCAAAGAGATTGTGGACGCAGACTTCTCCGCAATCGAAGCGCGTGTCATAGCGTGGCTGGCGGGGGAGCAGTGGCGGCTGGACTTCTTTAACTACACGCCGGAGACATGGCCGGAAGGTCAAGAGCTGTATCGCCAACAAGTTGCCGCCGGGCAGATAGCGCCGGGCACGTGGCCGATTAAAGACGGTAAGCGCTGGAAGCCTGATATCTACATCCAGTCATACAGCATGGCGTTTAAGATGGGCTATCAGCAAGTCACCAACAAGATGCGCAAGATAGGTAAGATTCAGGAATTGGCGCTCGGTTTTCAGGGCGGCAATGGCGCAATGAAAAACTTTGGTGCCGACAAGCTGGGGATGTCCGATGAGGAGATCTCCAGCACCGTGAAGGGGTGGCGAGAGGCCAATCCCAACATCAAAAAATTCTGGTTCAAGATGGAGAAGGCAGTCAAAGACGCCATCAAAAACCCGGGTGTTGAGTTCGATGTTAACGGCAAGATTCAGGCATTCACCGCAGGGCCATACCTGCACCTGCGTCTGCCGTCCGGGCGGCTCTTGCACTACTACAGCCCGTCAGTTCGCTGGGAGTACAACGAGAACTGGGGCGAGTATCAGGAACAGATTTTCTACTGGGGTCGCAAGTCAGATGAAGGCGGCAACGAAGAAGCTCGATGGACTGAGTTGAGCACGTACAGCGGGAAGCTGGCGGAGAACGTCACGCAAGCCGTTGCGCGTGATTTGATGGCGGGCGGTTTACTCCGGGCGGAAGATGCCGGGATGTCTACCATCTTCCATGTGCATGATGAAATGGTGAACGAGGAAGACGAGGGCAAGACTGACCTTAAGGCGTTCACCGATTTGATGAGTATCGTACCAGACTGGGCACGCGGGTTACCCATCGCCGCCGCAGGCTGGATAGGCAAACGCTTTAAGAAGGATTAACGAGATGCAGAAATTTGCGAGAGTGGTTGAACATAACGATGTGCAAATCCTGATCACCGCCGAGTGGGACGATGACGCGGTGCCCCTAATTAAGCTTACGTGGGTTACGACAGACAAGGTTGAGCTGGATTTATGCCTGCGTCAGGTCGATGAAAGTCTGACCGACGAGGCTAAGGATAAATGGCTCGCTGAGACACTGGCCTCGGACGGAGTGGTGCAGGTGGCGCACGGTGTCGCGGATAAAGTTACCGGACTGGATATGGCGGCCTGCGCTGCGGCACTGACTCAGGGGGACGAGTAATGTGCAAACACACGGGGATACTTGGCGCGCCATGCCAGCCGTGCGCTCTGGCGGATAAAGAGGCCCATGAGAAAACAGCGTACTGCCCGCGCCACCCTGACGTGCTGAAAGCCAAATACCACAACGAATGCGCGGCGTGCGTTAAGTCCCGTGCGAAAGGCGAGGGTATGCCGGGGCTTGCGTGCCTCGACATGGACGCCATCCACGCGAATGCCTACCGCGCTGGGCGGTTAATCATGAATTCCACCCCGGAAGATCGGGAAGCGGCCAAGCTCTTGGCTATGTCGCTGGTAGACCCGGATGGCACGGCTTTCGG